AGAGGCCGCCACCCTTTCAACGGTTTTGTGATTACAGTATACCCAAGCCGCAGGGCGGATGGAATTGATCTTTCCTTAAAAACACATTAAAAGTCAATCTAATTTTACAACTAAAAACACTAGAATAGCAAGAAGAATGCACAATAAAAACAACTTTTTCGAACTTTTTGTGCGTTGTTCTATTTGCACATATTTAAGAAGAAAGTTACAAATACTTAGGAAATCTTCTGGATCTCTTTAGCCAAAAACGAAACATCTACGTGCGTATAGTGCTCGGTAACATCTCCATCGGAATGCCCTAAGATACGCTTTATAGCGACTTCGTCCACCCCGGCCATCCTCATCCGAGACGCGGCGGTATGTCTGCACCAATGAGGGGTAGCAGCAGGCACTCCTAATTCTTCCATAACCTTAGAGAATAGCGGTCGGTATTTGTATGCGGGTATTGCATTCCCGTCATCATCACAGATAATAGTTTTACCGCCCCTGGACAGCCACTTGGTCAGATATGGCATGATTTTAGGATGCACCGGGACAATCCGATTTTTCCCGGCCTGTGTTTTTAGGCCGCCCTGCAAATAGCTCCCATCTGGATGATAGGAAAATCTGGTGAGCCCCAAAAACTCAGATACTCGGAATCCAGTATAACATAGCATTAGTACGGTATCAGCCCAAGGGAATCCAGAGGACGCCAGGTTCTCCAATTTACGCATTGTGATATCATCAAAAGCACCCTTTTCGTGCTTTGCTTCAACTCCTGGAAGTTCCACAAAAGCGGAATAGTCTTTATACACGATATCGCGCTCTGTTGCGTGCTTAAAAAGTGCCTTCATAAGCATTTTGTCATTGCTAATACTAGATTTCGATAATCCGTTTGCCTCGTCTTGGTCAATAATAGATTGTAGGTCGTCAATCGTAACCTTGCACATATCCTTTTTTTCTAGCACACAGAGGCGCGCCCAAGAAGCCTTATAGCTGGCGATAGAGGCGGCTCCTGCCTTTGCATACTTTTTGGCAGACCACTGATTGTATACGTCTCCCCAGGTAACGGCGAGTGACTTTGCCGGGATATTAGATGCCAAATATTTGTCGAGGGCCTCCTGTGCTTCTTTGGCAGTTCTGTGGTAGGATAAGTACTTTTGTTTCCACAGTCCGGGTCGCTCCAGATATGAAACTCTGACGGCGTATCGGTTTCTGCGGTTTGGCCCAAGATTTACAATACTTCCAGTTCCGTTCGCTCTTCTCATTGACTTTTCCCCCTATTCTGGTAAAATAAAGGGGTGATAATGGCGGCCAAACCTTATCACCCCTATGTGAGCCGTCCCTGGTGTTGGTAGCACCGGGGGCGGTATTTTTATTGCGGTGAAAGATTGTCTCCAATCGCCAGTTGAATTTGATCCTTCTTATAATAAAGTGCGACTTTATGTCGAAGCTCGTCCATTGTTGAACAGGTCTTGGCAATTCCTGTTATTTGATTTATATGTGTAACTAATTGATTTACGCCATATTCTTCTGTAAACCATTGGTGATAATTTCTTCCGTGACGTGGAGCCGGTTTGTTTTGCTTTAAATAGGTAGCAACATCAGGATCAAGAGCGTCATAAATCAGTTCTAACACCAGTTTTCCCCAATATTTTGGCCGTTGCTGTAGAGACCCACTCCAACCGGTTAATCTGCCAAATTGCTCCCATAGTTCATCTGGAAATGTTTTTTCCCATGCTCGCAATTCATCAGAAATAAATGCCCTAATTTTGATTTGTAAAGCATTTTCCTCACGAACATATTGATATCCCGTTGCCTCGTCAATCAGAGCAATAAGTCCTGTTTTCGCACACGCAGATAGCAGGATTGAACAGTTAACAGCTATACCTTTTTGCTTTTCGGTCAAGGGCGCTCCAGACGTAAGCGCGGATACATATGCAGAACAGATATCAAGAAAGGTTTCTGCTGTAATTCCCTTTGCCTTGTTTGGGTTTCCCGGTATAGTAAACTCAACAAATTTATTTGATATTCCAGCAGCATCAATATAAGGTTGTAACGATTTGACACCAACATATTTAGATAGGTCGCCATTATCATCATTTGCAATTGCTTTTACAGTTGCCCTCATGCTAATTACTCTGCTCTTGTCATCTAGAACATAACAGTCGACTGGCTTATCTCCAAGACTAAGCGAGCCACTATATTTTGCAAAAGGTGATTTTGGAATAACGACTGTAGGTTCTTCTTCCATATATAGTCCCCCCTGCCGGAATAAAATCTAATTTTATCATATTTATTTTCTGTTTGGTGAGATTATGGATAATATCGCGATAATTAAAAAAGAAAAATGCATTTTCCCGCGGCCGTACATTTGCTTATTCAGTTAGCTGTTTAGTATACCAGCACCTTCCGAGGAGGCGGTATTTTATTGCGCTTTTTTGAGTTCGGCGATTTCCTGATTCATGGTGCGGATCGCCAGCTTAAGCACGGATACTTCGTTTCGCAGTTCCTCGATTTCACTTTTTGGCGTGATGGCGTCCATAATGGCCTGCTGTCCCTCGGCCAAAAGGTTAAATCGGGTTGTGACCTCCGTGTCCAATAAAACCTTTACATCGTGCATGATGTCCTGTTTCTGCTGTTCCAACAAGCCCTTCGTTTCAGACATGATGTCCTGTTTTTGCTTCTCCATCAACTGTGCGATTGCCTGCAAATCTTTTTCGTCCAACATAGAAAGTGCCTCCTAAAATCCTACTACGTTTCTAACATTTAGGGATGATTGCGGGATTACAGAAAATTGATATGCTATATTCGATGTAATCTCAGCTTTGTATCTGGTAAATATGTTGTGCCGGGCCTCTGCGCAGGGGAGTGAGATCCCGCAAAGTCGCGTAAGGTGTTCTGGCTTTAAGAACTTGTCATAAGAGTAGAAGAACTTGGGCGGACACACTAGGAAGCCAGCCCCCAGACGAGCCTCTTCATCATATTGGGCATATTTCTCGTTTGAATAGCCCTGACGGAAAAGACTAAAGGCTGGGTCGTTTACATGACCGTACACAATATGGGCAATTTCCTCGCTTATGGTAAAACGGATACGACCGCTTGGCTGATTATCGTTATAGGCGATGCGGTATCGGTTTTGATAGCAGTTTACAGCCCCGTCTGTGTTGCCCCAAATTGAAAATACGGCGTTCTCTGGCAAGCCGGTCCCGCGGACAATTTCAGATAAAGACACAAGCTCAATACCTGCACTGGTACAGACCTCACCAAGCTGTACGGGAACCGTTCTCACCTTGTGGTACTTCATAAAATGGAACATTTTACTATACAGAACCTGGCGTCGTTCAGGTGTCGTCATCCTTGAAAGCCTCCGGGAACATAAATTCAGCGTATTTCCGTAAGTTCTTCGCCTGATCCGGTGTCATTTTTTGCCCAGCACGGGCAATCATACGAATATCAGGATTCTCAATCTCGCGCTCACCCTCCTGGGTGGGCGCTTTTTCTTTTTCACCAAGTCCGGTTAATAAATAATCCGTTGTTGTTTCAAGATAATTGGCTATGACTTCTAAGTTCTTCATTCTTGGAGTTGTTTTTCCAGTATTCCATAAAGAGTAGGATGCAGAAGTTATTCCACAATCTCGATAGAAGTCTCGCTTTGAAATCCCTTTCTCAGCAAGCAAACCGTTGATTCTGCTGACAATTGGCGAATTACCCATAATACTTTCCTCCAGTTTGGTAAAAACGCCGCCTAGCAAATACTAATTTATTCTTGACAATCAGAAAAACTTAGTATATACTAGTTTTTGAAGCGAGGGCAAAGAAAAACCTAGCCCACGCAAAAACGGACTTTGCATAATATAAGTTGTTGGCACTTCCTATATTAAGCTAAGTCTATCGAATTGTCAAGTAAAACTTAGTGTTCGGAGGTGAAAAAATGGGATTCCGTGATGCACGTATCTCGGCTGGGCTTTCTGTAAGTCAAGTAATGAAAAATATAGGTGTATCAGATGCCGCAGTATACCAATGGGAAACCGGAGTAACTAGGCCAAACGCCAAAAGACTTCTTGAGATTGCTCGATTATATGGTGTCACTGTTGATGATCTTCTTAGCGAGCATGATACCACAGAGAAAGTCCAATAAACCGGATAATAAAGCTAATTGATGATGGTAAGACGGGTCACGGAAAGGAGGCAAAATCGGTGTACGTTGCGATGTTTTTTATTGGAATAGCTGTTGGCATGGCACTTCATCGACTGATTATGGCGATGGTGCTTGAGAAATCACCGGATACCCTGTGCGCATACTGTGAGTGGCTTGGAAGAAAAAGAAGCCGCCACAAGGAGTGACGGCTTGACCTATTACTTTTTTGGCGGTTTTGGAGGTGGTGTTTTGATTTTGTATGTAGGAGATTGAGAAATCCCACGGTCATTTACAACGACTCTCCCAGATTGCTTTTGACCGGATGGTTTTGGCAAAGGGTTACTCATTTTCTAGCTCCTCCTCAATGTCAACATCATGGTTATACCAGAAATATCGCCGATTTTTTTCTTTGGCAACTATTTCAAGCCGCTTTTTGGAAGGGAAGTCAATGTCACCAGCAAAGCGATCACGGATTGAGCGCTCCTGCTGTTTCCATTCTTTGATATGAGCTCGTACTTGGCTTTCCTGTTCTGGAAGAATCTCGTATGCGCCGACATCATTCCAATAGGTGCATACTTCATCAAATAAAACTTCTTTGTCTTGGATCATGTATTTCAAGGCGGCGCGTTGCTTGGACGCTTGGGTAAGGGGCTGTAGAACTTGCAACACTTGAGCCAGCACAGCGATTATTGCCCATAAAACTGGAGCGGCATCCCAAACAGATAGCGTAACAATTCCGCCAGCAGATGCAAGCAATAAAAACCCGGAATAGGCACTACTTATTCTTCTCGCTGAGATATAGTATACACGCTCATAGTTAAGACTGTGCCCCAGTTCGACATAGTATTTAAACAGTTCTTCATTCATCGACACCACCGCCCATATTTATTATACCAAAAGACAGAAGCGGCGCAAGTGTAATCTAATTAAATGCCGACAACCAAGGGGCATAAGAAAACCGGGAGTGCTGTCACACTCCCGGCCCGGCCTCAACGACCTACCCGAACACGCTTAGTCACGGTTCTAGTAGTTTTCCCATTCGACACATGCGTAGTAGCAATAATGCGACTACCAGAGTGCAGGGCAAAAGAAGCCCGCCCCTGACGGGGCGGTATGAAGCAGCGAAAGGAGGTAATCTTTTGAAAGAAAATGAAACTGTCCGCCCCAGAGGAACGGACAGCGCAAAGGTGATCCAGGTCATCGTTACAAAGTCTTTAGAGGGGATCGGGACAGAAGAAGATCCTTGCAAAATCCAAACACGATATTGGAGTTTAGATGGTACCTTGCTGGCAACTGGTTCCTGACTTACGTTCCGTTTCCTTTGCATCGGCCAGTTTTGATATTTCATCGAAAAGTTGTTCTTCATCATATCGGGAAATATACCATTTTTCAATCAAAAGTTCAATCAACTTGATTAGTTTTTTTGCTTCTCCTGGGTCAACATCAATAATCAGTTGAACATCTTTTTCCATATGTGCCCCAATGTTTCCGATTTTACGAAGCCCATCTATCGCTTTCCATTGGGAAGGAGAGACTTTTCCTTTGAGTGCTGTGATTTCTGCATTTAAGTTTTTTTCTTTAATCTTCCAAAAATCGTGGATCATTCCCTGTAAGCAGCGGCGTGCCAATGTAGCGGACGCCTTTGGGCTTAGATCTACTATGGACACAGCTTCTTCATAATCAGAGCGGATTGCCTCTGGAATATATTCAGGGAGTTGGAGTGCCATAGTTGGAGGGTAGGAAAAACTGAATTTCATTTTTTCATTTTTCCAATACGGAATCATCCTAATGGCGGTTTTTCCACAGTTTGGACAAGTACTAAAATTAAGCTGAACAGCATTGTTTCTAGCATCGTTTTCGCTCATTTCTTGTAAATCTGCGCTATCGTGTGAAGGATAGTAAGTTGTTGTGATTTCTCCATTGTCAAAACAAGTGTGATTACAGTACGGACAAAGATAACCCATAAAGACACCCCTTTCGTCCACATTCTACCATATTCCAGCGAAAGGGACAACAAAAAGCGCCCCGGCCAGTGTTGCACCACCGACCAGGGCATGACACCACGTAAGCACGCTACGAGGTATCGGAGACAGTATATCACATCCTCCGGCCTCTGGCAAGATTGGAGGATTTTTTATGACCAAAGATGGACAGCTCAACGAGAGCAGCACGAAGCGGTAGATTGAGAACCGCTTCAGCAATGCGCGCCGCGTCATGGACGACCTATGCCGGGCCTATTACGGGATGACTTGGGACGAGCATGAGCGGTTACATGGCGAAAGGAGGGAGGATAGCCATGAGGCCAAGAACGAGAGAGCGGCCACCGGTTCCAACGGACAATGAGATACTAGCATATGACAATGTCCCCTTGGACGTTGCGGCCCGATATCTGGACTGGCCCGAACAAACGGTAAGGTTGGCGCTCAGAGAGGGCCGGGCAACCTTCGGGATTGCGGTCAAGGACAAGGCGCTTACATACAAGATCAGCCCCGGCGGGCTGGTTAAGTACAAGCGGGAGGGCGTACCGTGCTTTGACTACGAAACCATCGTACACATGATACGGACTGCGGTGGCGAGCACCATTCAAAGCGAAATGAGCGATTTCAAGACAGAACTTTTCAACTAATGAAAGAGAGTGAAAAAATTATGGGAGCACAAACCGAGCGCGACAGACGCGCAAAGGCGTACAGCTACCGGGCCTACCGCCGCCGGGTACAGCAGGCGCAGGCGGTGGCCCAGCGGGTACAACTGGCGGTGGTTGCCGGAGCGGCGCTGGTTCTGGCTATTCTGGTGGCAGCGAGCCTATGAAAAAGCAACTGATCGTGACTACCGTATACCTGTTCTTTTTGTTGGCGCTGGTTGCACTGATCGAAATTGTCTGGAACCAGGAACCGGAGCAGCCAGCCATTGAGACCCCGGCGGCAACCACCACCCAGCCCCCCACGCCCACCGGCCCGCTCACCATCCAGATCACCGGACTGGAGGGCGCGGAGAGCATCGACGATGTGTGGGCGACCATTGTAATCCCACATTGAGGAGGGAGCAAAATGGACTTAAAAAAGATTTTGGACGAGCATCTCCTTTGGCTGAATGGAGAGGGTGGCAGCCGTGCCAACCTGTTCGGTGCCAACCTGCGCGGTGCCAACCTGTTCGGTGCCAACCTGCGCTGTGCCGACCTGCGCTGTGCCAACCTGCGCTGTGCCGACCTGCGCTGTGCCGACCTGCGCTGTGCCGACCTGCGCAATGCCGACCTGCGCCGTGCCGACCTGCGCAATGCCGACCTGCGCCGTGCCGACCTGCGCAATGCCGACCTGTGCGATGCCGACCTGTGCGATGCCGACCTGCGCTGTGCATCTATGGATCAAATGATATGGAATATTCATACGGCTTTTTACCCACTGCAATGCCCAGATTCCGGTTCTTATATCGGCTATAAAAAGGCAAGTGGCCTTGTTGTGGAGTTGGAAATCCCCGCAGATGCACGCCGGTCCTCCGCTACTAGCCGAAAATGCCGCGCCAGTAAGGCCAAGGTATTGAGTATCACAGATATCAACGGAAATCCTGCTGGCGGCCAGGTAAAGAGCAATTATGATCCGAACTTTGTTTATACCATAGGGGAAACCGTTGAAGTGTCTTATTTTGATGATGACCGCTGGAACGAGTGCTCTACTGGCATTCATCATTTTATTACACGGGCGGAAGCCGTTATTTACGAATAAAAGCGCCGCTCCCCGGTGTGCGAGACCGGAGGGCGGCAAGAGAAAGAACATCTGCCCTTATTATCGGGATTTCAATCCGCGCCCCCACGAAAGGGGCGACTGATACTCCTATTATCAGGGAAAGGAGCTGATTTGTCAATGGGAATTACACAGGAAACCCGCCGCGAGGCGTATGAAGATATTAATCCAAAGCGAGACAGCCGCCACCGCCTGATCTACACCACCCTGCGGGAACGGGGGCCAATGACGGCGGAGGAGCTGGCGGACGCTCTCGGCTTTTCCGACAAGAACTCTGTCCGGCCCCGCCTCACGGAGTTGAAAGCTCTACGGCTGGTCAATGTTATTGATAAACGCAGGGCCCGGAGCGGCAAGAGAACCGCCGTATGGGCTGCGATGGGAAGGAGCGAAGAAGCATGATTTGCTTGGATCCGTTATGCGACACGCAGGAAAAAGCTCCAACAGGTTATTGCGCCCGATGCGGGGCTGACCTGTACTCCTATGATATTGGGGCCGTCTGTACTAAATGTCGGGAAGAAATCAAAGCTCCGGAAACGGTTGTGGAGTATGCGGAGGCATGGCCCAGGAAGTGGTTCAGGTTCATGTGGGATATCATCAATGAGGACTACATGAAGCCGGTGCTCCAGCAGTTTAAGGAATACTGCGAGGGCAGCGACGCGGATGGCCCCGACTTTGAAAGCTGGGCGGAAAGCTGATGGCAACACTGCTGTTTTTTGACCAGGGACACAAGTATACCCTGGACGGGGAAGAGCTGCCCAGCGTATCCGAGTTGTGCCGCTTTCTTTCCCGCGAGATTTACGGAGATGTAGCACAATGGAGGCTCGACAACGCCGCAGACCGGGGCACCGCCGTCCACAAAGCCTGTGAGTCGCTGGATAAGTTCGGTTCCGTGGATGTGCAGGACGCCATTTTACCCTACTTACAAGCCTATTTGAAATTCCGCCGGGAACACGCGGTGGAGTGGCGGAAAATTGAGTACGCCTCCCACCACCCGGAGCGCCGCTACGCGGGCACCATTGACCGTTACGGCCTCGTGGACGGCGTATGCTCCCTGGTGGATATCAAGACCAGCTATACAATCCATAGCCCCCTCTGTGCCGCCCAGCTCAACCTCTACCGCTGGTTGCTGGAGGCCCAGGGGCTTCCCGTGGACAAGCTCTTTATTCTGCATCTGAAGAAGGATGGAACCTATAAGCTCCAGCCCTTCGACCGAGACAACGCGCTACCGGAGGCGCTCTTGACCCTCCACAGTGCGTTAAAAAAGAAAGCGAGGAAACGCAATGCCTGATGAAGTTGTAACCGCCCAGGAGGCCGCTGAGGCCCCGGTTCTTACCCCCGCACCCGCAATACCCGGCGGCTTGACCATGTGGAACGACACCAAACTGATGAACCTGGCGTACCGCACCGCTGGTATGCTCTCCCGCTCCGGCTTGGTACCGGACAGCTACCGCAACAGCCCGGAGAACTGCCTGATTGCTATCGACCTTGCCAACCGTCAGGGGCTCTCTCCCATGATGGTCATGCAGAACCTCTATGTGGTGAAGGGAAAGCCCGCCTGGAGCGGCTCCTTCTGCGCGGCCGCGGTCAACGGCTGCGGCAAGTTCACGCCGCTGGAATATGTATTTGTGGGCGAGACCGGAACTCCCTCCGAGGGCTGCTTTGCTCGCGCTACCCGCCTGGCCAACGGAACACAGTGTGTCTCCGACACCATCACCCTGAAAATGGCGAAGGACGAGGGCTGGATGGATAAAGGCGGCTCCAAGTGGAAAACCATGCCCCGTCAGATGATGATGTACCGGGCCGCCTCCTTCTTTGCCCGCGCCCATTGCCCCGAGGTACTGCTGGGCATCCAGACCGTGGAGGAGGTGCAGGACGTGCGGGGCTATGAGGAGCCCCAGCCTTCCGTCACCACCGTTGTTTTGGAGGAGCATACATGCTGAACCGGATTATTCTCATGGGCCGTCTGACCCGTGATCCCGAGCTGCGCCAGACGCAGAGCGGGGTGTCTGTGGCAAACTTCTCCTTGGCGGTGGATCGGGACTTCAAGGACAAGTCCACCGGAGAGAAGGGCACCGATTTCATCGACATTGTAGCTTGGCGCAGCTCCGCCGAATTTGTCTCCCGCTTCTTCACCAAGGGCCGCATGGCCGTGGTGGAGGGCCGCTTGCAGCTCCGGGACTGGACGGATAAGGACGGCAACAAGCGCCGCACCGCCGAGGTGCTGGCCGAGCATGTGTACTTCGGAGACTCCAGGCGGGACACGGAGGCCGGCGCAGCGGATACACCGCCCCCGGCGGAGCCGGGTTCCGGTGGGGCGGAGTTTGCGGAGCTGACGGACGACGACGGGGAGCTGCCATTTTAACCGACAACGCTTTCGGGTGTATCGGACAGAAGAGCCAGGGCGAACAGGGATAGACGGCGGGGAACACCCCGTGCTGTATCCTGACGACCGCCCCCCTTCTGCCCCCCTTCCTCTTTCCCCCACACCCCCTATCTCTATCCCCCCTATTATCCCCCCGTTCCTCCTCCTTCTCCCGAGAGAATGGCGGTAATTTGGAGGGGAAGAAGGCTTCTATCGGAAGGCTATCGGTAGAAGTACAGGAAGGACGTGACGCTGTGACCCGAGAGGATACGGACAATCTGTTCAAATTGCTGGCCATCTTCCGCCCAAACGACCCCCGTGCCGAGGACACAACGCTGAAATCGGCCTGGGCGCTGGTGCTGGAACCGTATGCCGTCGAGGACGTTCGGGCGGCGGTGGCGGCCTACTTCCGGGAGAAGAAGTTCTGGCCAGATGTGACGGACATCTCCTCCCGATGCCCGCCGCTCCCACAAATGCCGCACCAACCTCCGCCCCTGACAGGTGGCTACATAGACCACGCGGTAGAAGCCCTTCGGGAGCGGTGGCAGGAGCTTCGCCGTCAGTGCCGGGTGGCCGGGGTTCCGGGCACTTGGGAAGAGGCAAAAAAGTCAGGGCTGACCTGGGCGGCCTGGATGGAAATTCTTGATGAAAGGGGCCTTGGCTTGTGAATAAATACGGCAACAAGAAGGCGGTGCGAAATGGCATCACCTTCGACAGTCAGAAAGAGGCCGTACGGTATGACCAACTCATGCTCATGCTGTGCGCCGGAGAAATCAGAGATTTGAAGCTCCAGCCGGAGTTCACGCTTCAGGAGGCGTTCACGACACCGCTGGGGGAGCGTGTGCGGGCGATTAAGTACCGGGCCGACTTTGCATACGAGCGCCCTACAGAGCCGGACTGCACAGGCGCTATTCACTGGCTGCCTGTGGTAGAAGATGTGAAGGGCTACAAGACCAAAGAATACGAGCTGAAGAAAAAACTCATGGCCGGGCGCGGAATCCATGTGGTGGAGGTGTAGGCCGTGATAACCGCAGATCCCTACGGCATCAGCGGAGCGGTGGCCCCCTGGCGCAGCCTGGACGCGATGGAGTCAGTTGTAGAGCGCAGGATTACGGAGCGGGATGCAGAAGAGGCGGAAATCTGCGGGCAGTGCCCGTTGCCGGACTGCAACCCCAAAAAAGTTGGCTGTCTCCTACATACCAGGGCGAAAAAGCCCAGACCGTCCCGCGATTTACTGGAGCGCATGGCGCTGGACGGGTATGGGCCGGAGACGATAGCCCAGGCAACCGGATACTCCATATCAACCACCACAGAGTATATGAAACAGTTTTTTAGGGCGGGACCATGTGAGCGCTGTGCGTCCAAGAGCATTTGTGATGCAGTCGTCGGGACGTGTAGCCGCAAAGAACGCTGGAAAGCAGTCAAGGAGGAATCGAACGATGGACGATAAGACGCGCGCCCTGTTGGGCGATAGAGAGGCGGCCAAGCGGCTGACGGATGCGGAAGTGCTGCTGCCGTGCGCTCACTGTGGCGGAGAGGCCGAATATATCGAGCGCGGAAATGAGAAAATCGGGCTGAAAGAAACCGTTGTCAGGTGCAAAAAATGTGGCACAAGACAAATACATAAATGGCTCAGATATAAGTTTGACTTTTTCTATGTGAGAAATAATACCTTGCTTGAGTGGAACACCCGCGCGCCGATTCTGAGCGCGGAGGAGATGGAGATGCTGGAGGGGGTGCAATGAGCATGACGCGGCGAGAGGCTGCAATCAAGAGCTGTGAGGACAGAATCAGGCACCTAGAAAGTGTGCCGCCTCACTACTATGGGAAACGGCAACGGGGAAGAGCTATTGAGCTGGAAAAGGTAAAAATAAAGGCCCTCCGCCCCGTCAGCCGGGAGCAGGTGGAGCGGGTGTGGAGGGGTGAGTGGATAGGCATGACTGATGAAGATGGATGTACTTGGCAGGAATGTTCAAGGTGTGAACACGACCTTGATAGTATGGAGGAAGCACAAAACTTTTGCCCAGCCTGCGGCGCTCCCATGACGGACGAGGCCGTGGACATCAGATTGAAGGAACTGGAGGCGCTGAAAGATGGCAAGGGCGATTGATGCAGACGAACTGCAAGAGCTATGCAACAGGAGAATCCAAGACACATGGAATAGCGGAACAGCTCCTGTATCGTGGGCGCACGCATACGCGGATTTTAAGGATGATATTGACAGTATGCCCACCCTCACCCCGCCGAACGAGCCGCTGGCGTGCGAGGGGTGCTATTGGAAAACACATGGCTCATTCGGGCAATGCTTTGACTGCGTCAGAGAGAAACAGGACAATTACCGCCGCCCGCCGGAGGTATCGCCATGAGACACCAATATACCCGCGCAGAGTTGGAATCCATCACCCAGGAGACCGCAATCTACATTGAGGGTGCAGGGATAGCGCAGCTCCAATGGGGCGGCTTGGAAATTGCAGAGGGGTGCAGGGATGGAAACTTGTACTGCAAGCATATCAAACCGTTTAGCCTGGAACTGTACGGCCAATACTGGACGGCCTTTGATGGGCCGCCGGAAGAGGTGGAGAACGCATGAAAACGATTTGCATTACTTGCAAAAATGACTGCAATAACGCCGGTACAACGGCCAGAATTTCTTGGTGCCCTCAGTACAAACCGGGACGAATTTTGTCCAACGCCGACCGCATCCGGGCCATGAGCGACGAGGAACTGGCGAAACTGCTGTGTATCTATGACTGGCGACTTGGCGAAATGGACGAGTGTCTGGCTTGGCTCAAGCGGCCCGAGGAGGAAAAGTGATGGACATTGAGAAGCTGATTGAGCGGCTGCGCACCGACAGCCTATGTGCTGATAAGGCGACACTGGAAATCATGGACTTGTGCATGGAGGCGGCAGACGCCCTCTCCGCACTCCAGGCCGAAAACGAGAAGCTGCGGGCCGAGCTAAAAAGCAAGGTGGACTTAGTATTTCAGCAGGCGAAAGAACTTGATCGGAGGCACTTGCTATTACAAGAGCAAGAGGCCGAGCTGGAGCAGGTGAAGCGGGAACTATCTGCCTACAAAGAACTTGGCCCCGTTGACCGCCTCCGCGAACTCAAGCAGGCCGACGATGAAGGGCGGTGCGTGGTGCTCAAATGTAAGCCAAACGCCACAGTTTGGTTTATAAAGTCGGCGTTTTCTACAGCACATTTCCCAATTGAGGGGAATCATGTATCTATTAAAGGGGTCGCTTGTGATGGCGATATATATTGCTCGGCTATTACGGCTTACAATAAAATTAGCAGAAGTTTTTATATGTCAGATATAGGCAAAACTGTTTTTCTGACCCGCGAGGAAGCCGAGGCCGCACTACGGAGGGAGCAGGAAAAGGAGGAGGCCGAGCATGAGACTAGTTGATGCGGATAAAGCCAGAGAGTGCTTTGGTGGTGATGGGGTGACTGGAGCCGTCATGCAGCGTATGTTTGATAGCCTGCCCACCATCGACGCCGTGCCTGTGGTCAGGTGCCGGGATTGTAAGTGGTTCAATCACTATACTATGGAATGTGAGAGTGATGATGTTGCAACAGACCATGAGGGCGGAGCGTCGTTTAGCATTAACTTTGGCCCGGATGATTTCTGCTCCTACGGCCAGCGAAAGGAGACCGACCTAGACGAAGCCATCGAAAAGTACCTGAAAATCAAGGAGGGGGGCCAACATGGACAAGCCGAGAATTTGCGAGGTGCTTGGGGTTGAACCAGAAGAAAAGTTTGAAATTAGAGGGAACACGTTAGGGCGATTTCGTATCAATAAATATGGGACATTCCAGATTGAAATATCAAATGACTGCTGGGGATTCTCCACTGTGGAATGTCTTAACAATCTCATAAATCATCCAGAAAACATCGCCCGCAAGCCCCGCTGGACGGAGCAGGAGGTGGAGAGGGCGAAGGCTATCAAAGTGCTATATCCAGTTGTTAAAACATTGGCATACGTTGATATAGTGGGACAGACATTTTACATGTATGATGACGAAGACAACTATAAGGGCAGTCTTGATAACCTTGATGAAACGTTTCCTACGCTGAGGAGCATAAGGCGGGCCACATTGGACGAGATCATCGGAGGTGCCCAATGAAATCCCCTGAGTGTGTATGCAAAACGTCAGAAGAGTACATTCGTGTTGCGTTAGCTCTAGAAACTCTTGCTTACCATGACAAAAACTACTTAGACAGTACATTCGCAAAGAGCAATGCTGCTATCAGTGAAGAGATACAGGCTTGCTTGCAGAAGGCTTTAACGATGATGGAGGAAAAACAATGAGAGAAATCCTTTTCAAAGCTAAGCGGCTGGATAATGGAGAATGGATTTCCGGAAGCTTGGTATGCTTTGCAGGCGGTGCCCGCGCAATCTTGCCCAGTGATAGCAAAACATTATTTCAAAAAGCAAAGGCTTTATTTGCTGCGATACCTGTCATGATGTTGACCCCTCCACGGTCTGCCAGTACACCGGCCTGACCGACAAAAACGGGAAGAAGATTTTTGAGGGGGATATACTCGACGAAAGCGGTGAACATTTCATCGTTGTATATGATAGTAATTGGGCGAAATTCAGACTGCAATACCGCCATACAGTACAGTTTCCAGAGTGGAACCGTGGAGTTCTTATGGAGGTCATCGGCTCCATCCACGACGGGGAGGGCGTACAATGAAAGAGTACAAGCTCCAAGTCCCTGATGATACGGTTGGCATATCAATCACGGTTTTCCGTCAGACGAAAAAGAAATGTTTGTTTTCTAGAAGTTTTAATGTCGAATCAGCTTTAGAGACTTACACCCTTGACTTGATGGACGAGGAGGGCGGACAGCATGAGCGAGTGGATTAGCGTCAAGGATAGGCTGCCAGTTGAGCATGACAGCATATTCAAAAGTCTCAAAGGGACACCAATGTGGAGCCCCGGAATGTTTGAAAAAACGTCAGATAATGTGAATGTTGCCATAGAGTTCGAGGACGGAAGCGTGAAAGTATACACAGCACATACGACAGACGGAAAATGGAGGAATCTCCCTATTGTGGGGAAGCCGGTTGTCACCCACTGGATGCCCCTCCCCGATCCGCCGAAGGAAGATATGTCATGAGGCGGAATGCATACGCGGCGAAGCTCATGGCCGCAAAGGGCGCTGTATCAGCACATCAAAAGAAAGAGCTGGTACATAGATGCTTGACCACGGTATATCAAGCCTCTGCTGTGGCCCTGCACGAGGTGTACGGGTTCGGCCCGGACAGGATTGAGAGATTCCGGGACGCGATGGAGGCCGTTATCCTGGAGTATGGAGACCTCCTTGACAGCGTAGATACAGACTATGCCGACGGCAAACTGGAGCAGAGATACAAGGCCATTATGGGGAGGGATAGCCCTTGAACGAGTTCCCGGAGAGGATTGACGCTCCCCATGGCTAAAGCAAGGGGGACCCGCCGCCCAAATCTCGATGATAGAAGGGATGGAACCATGCATAGAGCGGTTTTTTGTAAATCGTGTGGGAATATGATAGCCACCACGGATGGAAACGAAATCAAAATTCAGCACCGTGGAAGAACCATTCGGGTGCATGGCTCTGCTTCTATCACATGTGAAAATTGCAAGGAGGATACATACATTGACACGAAATGTGTACGCAGACTATGCGGCGACAACGCCACTATGCCTGCCTGCGAGACGGGCGATGCACGATGCGTTTGATATATATGGAAACCCGTCATCACTACATTATGCTGGTGCTGAAGCCCGAAAATTGGTAGAAAAGGCCAGATCCAAGGTCGCCAAGGCCATCAACGCCGAGCCGGACGAGATTTACTTCACCTCTGGGGCAACGGAGGCAAATATTTGGGTACTTTCAGCATTTAGTACAGTAAAAAGCAATGTAGAGCACAGTTCGATGGAATATGGACGGCGCGGTGGAATTGTCGGACTCGAAAGTGACCATCTAGGAATTGTACCATCCAAACCTGTTATAGACCTGACATTCATTGATACCATGTCGATTCTTTGGGTCAACAACGAGGTCGGGACAGTACAAGACATGAAATCGCTTGCGTCATGGGCGACCAATTCCGCTGATAAGCTATTCCATACCGATGCCACCCAGGCCGTCGGGCATATCTCGGTTGATGTGAGAGAGACGGGTGTAGACCTACTCTCTATGTCAGCTCACAAGTTCGGTGGCCCGAAGGGCATAGGAGCCTTGTTCGTGCGCAGGGGTGTAGATATACTCTCTATGCTCCACGGGGGACACCAAGAGGCGGGAAAGCGGGCAGGGACAGAAAATGTAATTGGTATCGCTGGAATGGGTGCGGCAATTGAGTGGGCAACCAATAACCTGGACAAGAGTGTGCCCTATCTCACTAAACTACGTGACATTCTGATTGACGGCATCCTCTCTATTCTAGGTACGGAACTGACTGGACACCCCACACAGCGTTCTCCATCTATCGCTTCCTTTGTGTTCAGGGGTATTGACGGACAAGCCTTGGTACTAGCTCTGGATGAACGGGGCGTATGCGCTTCTTCCGGCTCGGCCTGTTCGGAGGGTCAGGTTGGTGTCTCTCATGTGTTGAAGGCGATGGGGTACACCGAGGAAACCGGACGTGGTTCTCTACGGCTGTCCATTGGATGGGATACCACCGAGGCAGACGTGCGGTACGTCATCCGAGCGGTCAAGGAAAGCGTGGAGGAACTGAGAAAGTAAGGGATTGCAGGGAGGTTATTATATTGAAAATTATTGATAATGCAGATAAGCAGAAAATTTATGAGTCTTTGGCGCGAGAACTTCGATTTATTCGGGAAATGGTTATGAAAATATACTGTGACAAGGACTATCTAAGTTTACTTGGGAAAACCAGAATGAGCGGGCTCTCACTAGCAGAAAACCAAATTTACCGCTGTATCCTGGAGGCAGAAGAGTACTGGGTTAGAGATATGAAATCAGCTGGGACCAGGATTTTTCATGCAGGGTTTCACGATGATATTATCGACAACAAAGTGAAAGAGTCCCGAGAGGGGTTAAAAAACGGATGAAAAAGAACCTACGCCGCCTCTCCATTCTCGTCTCCGCTCAAACCGCTTGGAACCTAAACAAGCTGGCCGAGATATGTGGCTACGGGAACAACGTGGGGAAGGTCGTGGACAAGCTGGTGAGGGAGAAGATGATAGCATTGAAGGGGGATAGGTGTGGTAGCAACCGAGACAATTCTTGATGCTATCCACCTGGAGCGTGCCGACAAGGGCCGAACTACGGCATGTTCGTCGTTCCGGTGGAATGGGAGGGGGGCTGATGGCGAGGCGCAACCGTAACGCATACGCCGCAAAGTGGTCGAAAGAATTGACACTCCTCATACCTAAAGGCAGGGGATTCTCGGCTCAACGACCGTTGCCTGCAAGCAGGTCTTACATGGTCTCCCCGAGCGTTGGGTTCGGGCGTGTCCCGCCCTACCATGTATGCAAGTCTACGCCAACAGGCGCAGACCTTCGTTCAGTATGTTCTTTGCGGCATTGATGTCCCGGTCGTGGATAGCTCCACAGACAGGGCATACCCAATCCCTCACAGAGAGGTCTTTCGTCCCCGGCCACTGTGCGCCGCAGGCGGAGCAGAGCTGAGAGGACGGATAGAACTTGTCCACCCGGACAACCGCTTTCCCGTACCACGCCGCTTTGTACTCCAACTGTCGCCGGAACTCATCCCAGCTTGCATCCGAAATAGACCGGGCCAGTTTGTGGTTGCGCACCATGTTCCCTGGGGCCAAGTCCTCAATGCTGATTAGATCATAGTCCCGGACAAGGGCGGTGGACAGCTTGTGGAGCATATCTCCCCGTTGGTTGGCAACGTGCTCCTGCAAGCGAGCCGCCTTTACCCGTGCTTTCTCCCTGCGCTTGCTCCCCTTTGACTTTCGGGAGAGCTGACGCTGGAGACGGGCGAGTTTGCGGGTGCTTTTGGTCAGGAACTTGTGGTTGGGATACTCCACTCCATCAGAGGTGATGGCAAATGATTTAAGCCCCATATCAAGGCCGACTACCGCCCCGGTAGAGGGTAGAGGGGCTATCTCCACATCGGCACAGCACAGGGCCACAAAGTATTTCCCGGACGGGTTCTGGGAGACTGTGGCGGAGAGGATACGCCCCTTGACTTCCTTAGAGACACGGCATTTTACAAGGCCGAGTTTAGGGAGACGGACGTGCTTACCATCAACATAAATAGTCGGCTTCCCATTGGTAACATGCTGTTTAGTCTTGTAGGACTTCCGCCTATCCCGCTTACTTTTGAAGCGTGGGAAGCCGGGCTTTTCGCCCTTCTTCACACGGCGGAAGAAACCCTGATAGGCGGAATCCAAGTCACGTAAAGACTCCTGTAAGGGTATGCTGTCGACTGCTTTCAGCCATGTCAGCTCTTTCTTTAGCTGAGTAAGCAATGCAGAGGATTTGACGTAGTTGATGGTTTCACCACTTGTCTCATAGGTTTCTTTGCGGAGGTTGAGAAAATGGTTATACACAAATCGGGAACAACCAAATGTTCGAGCAATCAAAGCCCTCTGTTCGCCGTTTGGGTAAATACGAAACTTGTACGAATACTCCATTTTCTCACCTCATTTCTAAGAAAATTATACCATAAAACGTCTGAAAATTCAACAGAAAGGAGGCCGGGCGGCTTCCTCCCCATAAATAAATTTAGGAGTATCCGCCGCCCGAGTTTTGATGAGCAGTAATTCAGGAAAGAATAGGTACGTCAGATCAAAGGGCGGCTGGGACCCGCGGGGAGAATACTTTGATTGGTGCAGGCTTCGGGAAGATGGAACCATGGAATTTGGAAGCGAAGATGGAAACTATGCTGGAGGTACAACATTGGGCGCAGACTTCTATCCTAGTTGCCCAAGTGGCCTATACCCTTCAGACTCAGGAGATAGGGGATATTGGCACCATGCTAAAAAAGTATTGGAATCTATTCAAAAAGCAAAACCAGATTTCTTTGAGAGAATTATGGAAATGCTAAAGGAAAACGGAGTGCAAATCCCAGAATAACAAAAACGCCCCCGCTTGGCCGTGATGGTCAGGCGGGGGATTCGTCTTTCTTACGAGATTGAAGCGCGTCCCACTCCTTCTGGCGTTCTAGGATATTTGCCGCTGTCCCCCTACCATATAGATACGGATTCAAAAAGTACCTCCCGCGTCCCATGCGGATCAAGTACCCGTTCTCCATCAGATATTTCAACCCGCGTTTCATTGATGCCTCACCGAGGCCGTATGTTTCTCCTATGGAACTCAACGCATCGGATCCAAGAGAGATATAGGGGTCGCTATTGGCATAGGGGAGGCGGGCTGCCAAGGCACTCAAAAGAGTCCTTGTTGAGTGTGGTATTTGCTGCCGGAGCAACGGATTCTGCGCGAACTCTTTCACATATCGCGCACCAGGCTTTACGCTATACATTAGTTTCTTCACCTGGTTCGTCACTTCTCCGGTCTGCTGATCCACGATAATATACTCTTTTTGAACCTTGACTGTTTCTTTTAGTGCCCTGTCGCTCAATAGCCCCTCACCTCCTATATGCATATATACATTCTGTTATTACCAATAGAAAAGTATCAAAATGATACCTATTAAATATCAAATTGATACTAATAAGGTATCAAAATGATACTTAATTCAAATGGACTGTAATCATTGTGCCACAATGGATTGAACCCGATTTTTGGGCAGCCGCCGCCTCTTTTATTTTCTATTATAGCATGGTAGTGTCTAGGAGTGCAAGTTGAAGCGCATTACTGAGCCGAGTCATTCTCAATCATAGTACATCTGGCGGTGACAGAAGGCTGATGATAGGGTGGAGGGGGATTGAAGAGGAGGCGGAGTCAGGCGGTGCAGAGTTGTCCTAAGGCTGGGAGAGGCGGGGTAAATGAGAAGGGGGGGGTACTGCATAGTAAAATTGGAAATCCATATTATGGGAATGACTTGGAAACTTACCCCCCATGATTGCTATAAATGATACAGAACTTGCATATAGAAGACTAAAACTTAAACATTCTTTCTAAGAATGTTTAAGTTGTTACCTGTTTTTGCAAGATTACCAGTCAAAAAATGAGTTACGATCTTGCGTAGCTCGTCAATTTGACGAAACATAGGGAAAAATATTTGTTTCAGGTGGGTAGGAGCATGGCCCACGCAACATTTAACCTGAGCGGCCCAAGCGTGTGGACTTCGGTTTTCTCCCCCCCGCGGGCTTGCGGCTAGTCGATAGACCGGGTAATACAGCGCGCAGCGATTCTGGAATATTGCAATTGCAACGATAAGAAAAATTGAAGGATCTGGAGGCAAACCGCGCCATCTTCCGGGCGGCGGTGGAGCTGTCCCGGTTGAATGAGGCAGTAGACCCGGTAACCATCCGCTCGAAGGCTGGGGAAGCTGCAAGTCAAGAATACATGTTAGAGCAGAGACATAACCTCTCCGATATGCTGGGCAGGATACTTGATCCACCACTCACCCGGGATAAGATCCACCAGCTCGGCACAAGTGTCAGGATAGGCTCTCCAGCCGCTACACTCTTTTGCTTGTTCAACTTTTAGCGCCGACCGGCGTTCTTCGGCTGTCAGCCCCTCATAGGCTTCGCGGGTAAATACCTCTTTAGCAGTCAGCTTTTTCATGGGTTGTTCTCCCTTCTCCCCTGCGCGGGGCCTCCATTGTGTTGATTGTATCGCGCCCGCTCGGAGCCGTCAAGATTTTTTGGCAAGTTCCCATATCACCATAAGCGGGAGCAGCAGAATAAACAGGATAATCAAGCGTCGCACCCTCTTTTAAATAAGCATTTCCGCAAATTCCCGCATTTCTGCGGCCATATTCTGCGGGTCGGCGGCTTCTTTTGTATATTTCTGCTCCATCGTTATTTCCTCCACGTTTTGCCCATGCAGCGGACAAAATAATAGCTTTCTCCGTAGTCCTCTATTGTGTCTCCTGTCGGGTGCAGGTCGTGCGCTGAAAATACCATGATAACCGCTTTCAGCCATTCCCGGCGGGCCTCGAAATAGTCGCCCCGTTTAACGTCTATGTTATACCCGACAACAAAACAAAGCGGGCAATGATCATATATGCCGGACAAATCAAAATCAATGTTGGTTGTCCCTGGAACCGCTTGTAAATCATTTTCCAATGCTTGCAACTGGTCAAGCAGTTCAAAGCGGGATGCCGTGTCAATTTCTCTTTGCTTCATGGTTCATTTCCTCCATTCTCCGGCGGGCGGGTCAATACCAACAAAACTCGGCTTCTTCCAGTCTGTCGGCCTCTTGCTTGAGCGTGTACCATAGCGGTGTCATGTATTCCGCCTCTAACATCAGATCGCAAATTATACGGTGTTTATCCTTGCTATCAGGCATTGCAAGGGCGGCTTTTACGGGGTCTTTCTGGCTTTGATTCGGTTTCTTTAACATGGTTTCGCCTCCTTAAAAACGGGTGATTTCCTGCCCATCACTTGCCACGCCTGGAAGGAATGTCCCCAGGCGGGCTGGGTCGGTAAACAGGTTGTAGCCGTCAATGCCCACAAACTGGGCAACCTCCACGGCGTTCCCGTGGGCGTCTCTGTCGATGTAGCGGCGCAGGGTGTAGGCCCTGCCCTCGTAGATGTAGCGCCCGCCGTCCTGGTAGTATTCGCGGGCCTCGTCCAACGTTGCGGCGGCGATCTGGTCAATGGTCATTGTCAGCCGCCTGGCGGCGTCTCTGTATCGTTTCATTGTGCGACCTCCTCCATGTCAACGCATTTTTGGAGATTGTCGGCCTCCGTGCCTAGATTGAAGATATTACCTAGATAATAGGCCTTTGCCTCCTCGATAGAGGCATTAAGCTGGGTATACAGATAGTCTCCATTGGAAAAGGTGACTTTGTAAGTATTCATTGTGCGGCCCTCCTTGCGGCCTTGTTGACCGCTGCACGGTTTGCGGCGTTTGCCTTTGCGCTGATGCTGCTATCATCAAACAGAATTGTAAAGCCGTCATTCTGGAGGCTTGCGGCCATTTCTACAGGGTCAATACCGGGGAACTGGCAAACGTACTCGATGCAATTATAGCGAAGTTCCTGCGGCCTGCCGGAGATTTCCGCCGTTCTGATTAGATCGCGCTTGTAACTGCCGAAAATGCGGCGGGCCTTGTCCTCTTTGGCGGAAAGAATCATCTGCCGAAGTTCTTCCGTTCCGGGTACGGCCCAGAGACTGACGGCGAAAAAGGTGTTTTCCATATAGTTCACGGCGAAGCGGATTTTCTGGGCGTCTCCGCTCTCTCTGGCGGCCCTGTAGTCCCCGATTGCGTTCTGGATCAGTTCAGCGCGTTCCTTGTTCGTCATTTCTGTTTTCCTCCTTGTCATGGAGGGCTACCCGTGGTATACTGGGCGTGCCCTGGTTCGTGGTTGTTCTGGGGTTCTCTTTGCCCTGGTCACTGCTGCAAGCGGTGGCCGGGGCTTTTATTTACCAAAAATCGTCCGGGCTAAATAGCGTGTCTGCGTATGCGTCATAGATTAGCCAGTCATCAACGATTTTCTCAGCGTTTGCAATCTCTCCATAACTGGCGCACTCATCGCAAGTTTCCTGCAAGTGCTGGTCAAGATAGATTCCCTTTAGCTGGTTTATTTGTTCCCGTGTCAAGTCGTGCACTGTAAGCATTTTCTTTCCCTCCCGGCCTGTGGCCTTGCTTTTCCCTGCCGGTTGTGTTATATTGGAGGCGGCCAGATGGCAGGCTCTAACCGCCTCCGCTGGGTCTTAGATAGTCGCTTGCTTGTTCAGGGCTGGGCGGCTATCTTTTTTACTGCTTGGGGATGGCCTCTCGGATAATGCGGGCCGCGTCCTGCGCGTCCTTAGCCGTGGCCTCTACCAGCTTCGCCAGGGTTTCAAGGTATGATGCCAACTCAGTCTGGGTCATGCTATCAATCTCCATTTCCGTTACCTCCTGCCCGGTTGATTTATCAGGGGTTGCCCTCCTGACATGATTATAATAGCATAGATACGCGTATATATCAATATGGAATTTTCAACAAAAATAGATACGCGTATTTGTGCAGGCGTGATATATACGCTTACATAATAAATGTGATATAATATGTACAGGTGATAGAGTATGGAGAAAAAGAGCCAATACAAGGGATTTACACCAGCGCAAGCAAAAGCACACAAAAAATATATGGAGGGTTTTGTGGAGTTACGGGCCCGTGTGTCATACGCCGAGCGCGATAGCATACAGGCCCACGCCACAGCACGTGGGGAAAGTGTCAACGGGTTTATCAAGCGGGCCATATCCGAAGCCATGGAGAGGGATAGAGAAGGAGGCGAACAAAATGAGTAATCGTGAATTGGCAAAAGCCTTGATTGACCAGATACCCGAAAGCCGGCTTTTCTATGTTGTGTCCTATCTGCAAGGGGCCGCTGTCCCGGATGAAACGCCAAACGCTGAAACGCTGGAGGCTATGGCGGAGCTTGACAGCGGCGGCGGGCATAAGTTCACCGGCTCCACGGAACAACTCTTCTCCGAATTGATGGAGGATTGATTATGCTGGATGTCAGATACTCCACCAAATTCAAAAAGGATTTCAAGACCTGCGTAAAACGCCGCTATAATATGGAACTCTTACAGCAGATTGTTGACACTCTGAGAATCCCCGAAACCTTGCCGCCGAAAAATGTTGACCACAATTTGAGCGGGAATTATGCAGGGTATCGGGAATGTCACATTTCCCCGGATTGGCTATTGATTTACAGGCAGGACAAGAATGAACTCTTGCTTTACAGGACGGGAACACACGCCGATCTATTCGGGATGTAGTGCAGGAAGCCGGGGAATAGTCCTTGCAGCTCTCGCACCCCTGTGATATAATTGGGGCGGAGGCGTTTTAGGGTGGGGCCGGGTTTCCCCGGCCCCGTGGCTTTTACTTGGGCCAGGCGCTGATCAGCGCCTCATGAAGCGTGGAGTAGGTCTTACCGTCATAACTCCACTTCCCGTTGGAATACTTCATGCCCTCGCCTCCTTCCTGCCCCGGTGGTCGTGACACCGGGGCTTTTTATTTGTCAATCGGTTGCCCTCCTGACATGATTATAATAACATAGTTGCGCAACGATAGCAACGGGAAGGTTGCACAAGGTTGCGCAACGATATTTGTTGATAGTATATAGTTGCGCAATGCTTGCCGTGCGGAGTATAATAGAACAAAAGGAGGGGAGCGTATGGGAAAAGCTAGTACACGTGCACAGAATAAATACATCGCCAAGACTTATGACCGAGTGAATCTCACCATGCCGAAGGGCAATAAGGAAATCGTACAGGCCTGTGCAGAGGCCGAAGGGGAAAGCGTCAACGCCTATATCAACAAAGCCATTGACCAGCGGATGGAGCGGGATGGTGCGAGAGGCCCACAGGCGGGCGCCGAAGGGCCGCAGGTGGGCGGGGGTGTCTTTATCCCTCCTGATACACTGGAACGTGCCCAGCAGGCCGCAGAGGCTACGGGGGAGGCAATAGCAGACTTTTTGGCCCGTGCAGTGGAAACACAAGCAAAAAGAGATAGGTCTTCTCTAGCAATGGGGATCAGTCCAGCAACAAAGGAAAAAGAGCCAGGGAATTGATTCCCTGGCTCTTATCATAAAGCTATTCCGTGATACAATCGGGGCGGCCCTGGTTTGGTTGGTACTGGGCGGGGTTCCCGCCCCTGCTAACGTGTTTGCGGCACGGGGGGCGGGTTTTTATTTGTTTAATATCTCGTCTATTGCCTTGTGTAGTGGTTCGCTGTATGTGATGCCCAATTCATCACATTTCGCCTTGTACGCCGCCGCCTTGTCCTTTTTAACATTGAGTTGTATACGGTCATAGGCTTTAGCGTTGTACCGAGCTTTTACTTCGCTACTGGTTCGGGTCTTGCGCTTGGGCTTTTCCTCGCTTGACATATTCGGCCCCCTTTGCTATAATGTGGGCAAGAGGGGCACAACCGGGGCCAACGGTTGCGGGCTCTTCCTCAAAGATTTAGAATCTGGAGAAATGCCGCTTCCTATTGTCCGGGGGCGGTTATTTCTTTTTCGTTATGTTAATAACTCCAAAGATAACAACGGCTAACAGGTTAAGTAATGCGATTACTTCTAACACTGTCATGTTGTCACCTCCTTTTTCAGGAGGCCGAGCCGTTCCCCTCTTGCTTGTCTATACTATAGCATACATGAGTTAGTATGTAAACCCCTTTTCCAAATATTTTTATTTTGCCCTGGGCCCGTTGATCTAAGGGGGGGGACACGGGCCCAGGCGCATAGCATCACTGCGCCCAGCAGACGGCCCACCGTAGGCTTTCCCGGCCCTGGGGTGTCCCCTTGGAGACATCCGGCCATTTTCCGGAGTCGTGGGGGAGGGCTGCGCCCCTGGTATCTCCCGGCTGGATTTGGTCTGCGGGTCTGCATCCACACGTTAGCGCGATTCCCCAATTCATGGGGCCTCTTTTGTGCCATGCTACGCGGTAACGCGAAGTCAAAAATCATGGGGCGTACACTGAGGGGACACGTTAACGCGCGAAAAAAATACCGGGGCTTTGCTTTAACTCCCTGCACAAACATTTTCCTGCTTGTTTGTTTTATTTGACAGTTTACAACGTGCAATACCCGGCGTATAATAACGAGGTGGGGTTAAGTTCCCCGTGTAGACTTAAACAGGGCTTGTGTGGCCTTCGGGCCCACAGGCCCTTAGACCTTTATTGGGGGAAATTTATATGCGCCGTGTGATGGTTTTTATCGACTTCGAGAACTTCAACATAGCCGTCATGAGCTACTATCGGAGTATTGGGGAGCTGTATCCAAGATTGGATTATAATAAAGTCCCGCAAGAAATAGTGAAGCTGATACCTGGCAGCAATGAACTCGTTAAGACTTTCCTATGCGCTCCAAAGCCGGACGATTTTCTGGCGCAGGATGAGCGAAGGGCCGGTACATACAGGTGGATAAATGGGCTGAAAAACCAGCCATACTTTACTGTTATCGAGGGGCGGCATGTTGCAAGGCCGGTTTCTGGACAAACATTCTCGACAATGGATATCTCCGACCCAACGACCTACTATGTGGAAGAAAAGGGAACAGACATCAATATGGGAACGCATATTCTTGCAAAGGGATTCCTGAACGCATATGACACCGCCGTTATCGTGAGCGGGGGCACTGACTATATGCCTGTTTTGGATGTTCTGAATACAATAGGAAAAATCGCTGTATGCGTTGGAGTGAAAGGGCAGAACATGGTGAAATTGAAGACCTACTCAGACGATATCATAATCTTGGATGAGAAATATTTTGGCCGTTGTCTGCGCCCACCCCACACAAGCCAGGATTAAGCGATGAGATAAGGGCAGAAACCAAAGAACATAACACAGAAACAAAAGAAGCTAAATCAGAAAATGTAAGAAAACCAAACAGGAACATAAGACTGTGTTGTACCCAGCGCACAAGATTTCATTGCGTCCCGCGCTCTTAAACCGCAGAATTTGGGTAAGTACCCACAGCGTACAGTTTTTCAGAAAGTCCCCCGTTCCCTCCGCTCACACAATTTTGGTAAGTCCCGTGGGCACCGCTCACAGGTTTTCACAAAGTCCCACCCAGCGTACTCAGACCACAGAATTTCTTGACACTCCCCACGGCTAAAGCAAGGGGTTTTACGCCACGCATGATAATATATTCTTTGTATTCACGGCCTCGTTCGGTCAGATAAGTCGTTTTCTCAAACATGGATTTCACCAGCGAATTTTCGCTGATGAGATTTTCTATGGATTGTGTCACATGCTGGTGTTGCTTTTTGAAGTCTTTTGCGACGTTGTATTTTGTTTTGCGACATGGTTGATAGTTATGCTATAAGATAGTGCCCCTTCCAATTGGAAGGGGCACTTCTTCTGTGCGCTTATTGAGTTTCGTTGATCTTTTTTAGAATGAGTTCCAATTTACCTCTGTCCCACAAAATTACATTAGTCGCCTTGGCAAGCTCTATTGCGCCAGCGCTGAAATATCGGTTCGTAATGACGCACCCAACATGAAGTTTATAGTATCGGAGCCCTGCATAAATTTCTTGTATTGGAGTATTCCCGATATCGACAGAATAGCACTTGCACTGGAATCCAAACAGCACATCTTCTTTCTTTGCGATAATGTCTACGCCCTGGTCCCCGCTTCCTGGTGTGACCTCCACATCTTCATACCCAATAGAACGGAGGATAGAAGCGCACCAATACTCGAAAGCAGTTCCATCCATCCGGTCAACGTCTTGTAATGAACTGCTATGTAGGATATGCACATCATCTGATAGGCGGGATATAATTTTAGATACGGTTACTTCCTCTAAAATATAGGGATAGGAAAGCAATTTCTTCCGAAGAAGCTTTTCCCATTCTTCTTCTGTAATGAAAAATTTTCTGTCTCCGCTGTCCCCTGGTCCGCTGATAACCCCGGCCGACTCCAGACGGTCCATATAGGTTGCTGCCTGTGTGTATCCAGCCCCTACGCTTCTCTGTATGCTCCCAACACTAATCCCACCGTCCCTGAAAAATCCGCGGATAGCTTTGTCCAAGTGGTCAACAAATCTCCCTTCTGCAAAGTGCTCCAAAATAGGAGGCTTCCCGTCTTCTGACATCGGCAGTGAAATCTGGATATCACCGATAGCCTTTTCTGTGGGGCTCCCCTGTAAAGGGGTATGAATTTCAGAATGGTTTTCCGTGTAGGCTTCTGGTTCATTCAAAATTTGGCCCGCATCGTCGTTATATAGCTTCCCGGCTGGTTCACCAGTTGAACCATTCTTTGTGCCATTTCCTTTCCGCTTGACTACCCCCAATAGGGCAATGCATAAAGTACTGACAATGGCTATAAGAACAGCCAAAATGAAAACAAAAATCTCAGTTGAGATCATATCTTTCCCCTCCCACCATCAGCAGTATAGCACACCGCAAAGAAATTGTCGAAATATTTTCCAGAAAGGTATTGACTTGTAGCGCGATACATGGTATTTTTGTTTTGCGCTACAATGGAGGTGAAAAGATGCCAGCCGAAAGCAGAGCGGAGTATTTTCGTGAGCGGAGAAAAACTAAAAAGCAGTTCTCGATATTGAGTGACCGGAAGCTCGTCGAAGCACTGGAAATAAAATTAAAACGCCAAGGGAAGTCAAAGACGAAATGGTTTGAGGAGAAAGCTAACGAGGAACTCTCAAAAGAATGCAGAGGGGGCGGTTCAACGTCGCCCCTCTAATAAGAACAGGGGGAGAAAAATGAACTTGGCTGAATTTAAGACCTGTTCCGAAGAGTACCTTGCCTCATACGGGAACATGTCAAGGAACACACAGGATCAGAAGCGCCGGGGCGTGGAGAAGTTCATACGCTTCATGGAGAGCGAAGGACGGCAGGAGATTGACCAGAAGGCCATTCTGGCCTACCGAAAAAGCCTGCTGGGATACTCCAGAAACACCTTTGCGCAGTATATATCCCGGCTGAATACGGCGCTGGAATGGATGGTAGAGTCCGGGATGTTGGACAAAAACCCAATTTCGAAGAAAATGCGCATGTCTGAGAAATACATTTCTGCAAAGTCGGTGTTGAGCGCCGACGATATACGCCGCATATTCTCAACCAGTACATCGTCCTTTGGGCGAAAGCCGGTTTATATAAGGAACCGGGCTATGACGGTACTCTTACTGACCAGCGGTGCAAGAGAGTCGGAGATGCTGGCATTAACACCGGCTGATCTGAACTGGGAGGAAGGGTATGCAACCATCCGCAGCGGTAAGGGAGGCAAGGGACGTACAGTACCCTTCATTCCCTATGCGCAGATGGTCATGCACACATATCTGAACAAAGCCAGGCCGAAGGAGGCGGTAGATAAAGACCCCGTCTTCGTCCAAAAGAACGAAGGAGGCGGCTTCAAACCCCTGTCTCGAATAACAGCTATCTATGGTATAAAGAGCTATGTGGAGGCCATGACCGGAAGGGAGGATATCACCCCCCACTCTCTGCGACATACCTGTGCCTCAATGCTGGTTTCCTCTGGAATGAACCCGAAAGAGCTACAAATGCTCTTGGGACACTCCAGCCTGGACATGACACAGCGATATGCCCAGATGCTCAAACCGCAGACGGAGATTGCGGCGGAAACCAGAAAGGTGTTTGAAGGGATACTGGAAACGACCCCCGGCCTCGCATAGGAGACCGGGGGCCACTTCTGTTCAAGACGGATTCTCGATGTTGTAAAGGATCTGCACCAGTTCCTCACGGGTGGCTGGCTTCTTGTATTTCTTGTTCCCGGCCTGATCGCCGGAGATGATGTTTTGACCCTCGGCCCAGATCCGGGCCTCCTTAGACCAGTCAGACGGCTCCTTTTTGGAGAGCACAGTGTCCAGCCGGGCAGCAAGGGCCTCAATGTCAGCGTCGGTCAGTTTAGAGATGTCCATATCGTCGTCCTCCTCGGCTTCGGTTTTGATGGTGGTCGCCTTACTGGCATAATCCGGCAGGCAGTAGCCCCGGATATAGCGGCCATTGATGGGCACGGTACGGGTCGCCACGGCCTCGCCCTTGTTGCCCTCATAGATGGTCATGGTGTTGCTGTTGACCGCCCCGACAAAGCCCACATGGTTGGGATTGGCGGTCTGGTCGGTGGTGGCATAGTTGTCCCCGTCCTTCCAGCAGTACATGAGGATGTCCCCGATGTCGGGCCGGTAAGCGTCGTCCTCCATCCAGCGCCCTTTAGCCTTGTACAGCGCGATCATGCGAGAGCAGGAACACTCGCCCAAGATAATGTCGGACAGCCCCGCCTGCATCCCGGCGGCGGTGACTGTGGCGGCACACCACTCGTCGGTGTACTTTACCTTGTAGCCCCTCGGGAGGGGTTTCTGGGTGTTATACAGGTCGATGATTTTCTTGTGCTTGCCGTTGGCCTCAGACCAGCCAATCCAGCCCTGCATGATGGAGACAACACTTTGCCTAAGCTCCTGCTCAGTTGCCATTGCCCAGCGCCTCCACTTCCTTCGCCTGCCTGTACAGCTCATTGTGGAGCTTGAGCACGGCGGCCTCGATGGCATTGTCCAGGGCCTCGGTGTCCACCTTGAAGCCCTTGGAAGTGAGGAACTGTACCACATAGGCTTTCTTGGCGTCTCCATCAAGGGAATCGTAGAGTTGTTCGGCAGCAGCCACGGCAATCTCGACCCATTTCAAGAACTCGTCCATGTTCTCCGCGCCGATCTTCTTTTTGAGCCAAGGCACGGCAAAGGCGGTGATAAGGGCCACGGCCAGAGTGATAACGGCCTGGATGATAGGAGTAATGTCGGTCATAGTATGTACCTTCCTTTCTTAACTTTTTTGTTGCGTTTCTGGTTATGATTTTACTTTTCCCTTCACTTGTTGCGGCGGGTTCTTAACATCTTTAGCAGATTTCCGTTGATTTTCAGTCTGTGTCCTGCTGTTTTTTCTGGCAGGTTCCAAACACAGGCCCGTCGTTGTGTTCAAAGATGTTCTCCACCACTTTCAGAACATTCACACCTAATATGGTCGTGATTGCCTGCTGGGAAAGTTCAACAATAGGGAAGGGCTGTCCAAGCTGAACGGTGGCGTACAGGGCAATCAGGTAGGATACCGATACCCAAACCAGGGCGGCAATTTGTGTCGTGAGGAACAGGAGCCTGGTCACGGAGCGGAGTTCTTTTTCTCCCTTCCCGCCCACCTTCTTCGCCATGTACACCATAGCCGCTATAAGGGCGGCCACAAGCATCAGAATGGCAACCAGAAGGATACTCAACTCTGTCATTTGAATGCCCCCAATCCAATGGCGGCGGCCACGATACCGAATACCAGAGCAATGACTAGTTTGAGCACTTCTTTGCCTAGCATGTCCCATTTGTGGGCGGGCTTCATCTGCAAGTCGGTGATGGCTTGATTCTGCTTCTCGATAGCGGTGGTAAGTTCTTTCCTGCTGTCTTTCAGGTCTGTTTTGATTTCGCTGGTATCATCGAGGATTTGGGCAAGCTGGTTCTGTGTGACGGCCTGCGCCTTTTCACCAAACTCAAGGCGTTCATAGAACTCCTTATGGTCTTTGCGGTTATTCTCACGGTCAGCCTCCTGCTTTTTGACCAGTTCCTCGATTTGGTGCTTAAGGATTTGTGCTTCGGCGTAGCCGATGCAGTCCTGTGTGGGTTCTCGTACACAGTTCGGTGGCATGGGGCACCTTCTTTCTTATCTCGTAACTGTAATAGTGGCATTATAAGGCGCGACAACCCTATATATCCTTACGACACTTGTTGCCGTAGAGACTACCATCTGTGAAGTAACATCAACAAGGGTTGTTGACCCACTTATAGATGGTATGGGAAGCCCACTGGTTTGAATAGTTAGTATTAATATACTTCCAACAGCCGGATAGCAAGTATATCCAGTGCCTTGTGCTCTAATGTTCGTTTCAACATATGCCTCTAAACTATTTGTATAGTTCCTTGTAAAAGCAACATCCAAATTTGTTCCAGCCAAGTCCAACACTTTGACGGTAGCACTTTGGATAGATGTCCCTGTTGCTGTTCCTGTGATTTTTACGCCGTTCACCCACGCAGTTTCGCCGGAGGCAATATCAGAGGCCGTAGCGGTTCCAGCGGTTTGGCTGGCCAAAGAGTTTGCCGTCACAGTTCCGCTTCCGTTGTGGTATCCAGAAGGAATGGTATACGAGGCACCGGCGTCAAGATTGCGGGAAATGGCCCCTTGATTTGCCATACTTCCGTTTACAATGTCCCCACTTTCATCAATGAGTTGTTTGCCAGAAAGGAGGTCGGGAGCGTCCCCTGGGCTGGAGAGAGAGGGTAACAATGCGCCTTCATAAGTCCCTGTCACGCCGAAGATGGACACGTTCTCCTTGATGTTCCCCGGAACAAGGTTTTCATCCCCTTGGATAGTCTGCGCCCCGGTGAGGTACACGTTGGGCTGGATGGTTTGAGCCGTGGTGCCCGGAGTAATGGTCTGAGCTCCACGTGTTGGAATCTGTTCTGTGGCGCTTTCTAGCCCGCCTTCCACATACCCATCATCCTGATTAGAAGTTGCAGTAATAAGACCTGTCTCGTTCACAGATATTGAAGGAACTGCCCTACTGACTGTTTGTATGGTTCCAGTTACTTTTCCTTCTGCGGTATAAGCTGTATAGGGTGCTAGAATTTGCTCGGCTGTTGCTGTTGCGTCACTCGTATCATGCCATTCCATGGCGTCCAACCTTTCTAAAGTGTTAGAAATGGCGTTCAGCTCATCGGCGTCAATAGCTGGAGGGCCGCCGTTGACCCAATTAGGGTTTTTATATTTTCCGTCTTTAATGGGCATAAAGTCACACTCCTTCCGGCTGTGTTCCGTCCCCTAATGAGACGGCTATCATGTTTGACATCCCGTAAAAATATTGAACCAGCACCATAGTCCCCACGGGCACATTGGCAAGGGTGGAGACGTAGGGGATTTCGAAGATGGTACTGTCATTCGGTTGCATCACGCCCATAGTGGTGCCGTTGGGGGCGGTCACCACCGTCAGCTTCTTTTGCCGCACACAATCGGCGGTTTCCCGACGCACAGCCTCCACGATTTGCGGTTCCAAGGCCCGCCACACGGCAAGGGCCTCATTTTGTGCGTTCAGCTTGCGTTTTCGCATTGTGCCACCCCTAGTTTGCGGCGGGCATATTCGGACAACAGAACTGCCTCTGCCATATTATCATCCTCTTTTGTACATCTGGCCGTCCTGAACAGCCGCACGTCGGGGAACAGCCGCTTGCATACCTGAATGGAACTGTTCTTGTCCCCGGTGATAGAAAACTCTTTCTTCCATTTCTGAGGACGTACCAGTTCAAAAGGAATCTTGTAGGCCCTGAGCACGCCTTGGATAAAGCCGAAGTTTTCCCCAAAGTGAAACATAGAGGTGACTCCCTGCCCAGGCATAGACCCGACGTGTTCCAGACAGCAGATGGAGGTATGGGGGGCTACCTTGCCCAACACTTCTATGCAGGTGTCCTCGTCAAAGGGAAAGATGGATACGGCCCCATTTTCTAGCAGGGCCAGTGAGCCTTTCTTTCCAGGGTCAACTCCAATGAACGTCATGTGCTCACCTCGCTTGGAAACTTTAGTGTTGCATTATAAAGCCCCGGACTGCCCACAGAAACCGTTGTGCTGGCCGTTTCCTGTGCTCCACTTTCAGGCTTATAGGTGCCCTCCAGCTCCCACTTTCCGTATCCATCCACCGGGAGCTGAAACGTTACCAGTCCATTTGATACGCCCCTCAGAGTGGTGCCGCTTAGTGAGCAGGTCACGACGGCCCCCGCCCGCACGTCACAGGCAATGGTTGCATAAACAAGTGTAGAGGGCAGGGGATAAGGGGAAGCCGCCGGGAAGTCGTTCACGCTGGTGCAGTCAATAGTCATCTGCCCGTTCTGTGCGATAGGCCGGGAAAAGCCAGTGACCAGATGCCGCTCTACCGGACTCCCCGGCTTGTCCGTCCGGGTAATAGTTACTAATTCATTTTCTACCAGATGAAACAACTGGGAGGACTGAATGGTCACAGACTTTTTCAGAACAGAGTTCTGCTTCAAATACCACTCCGCGAGTTCTTGACATTGTTCATCGGCGTAGTAGCAGGTTTCCTCGAAGACCTTTGTGCGCAGGCCCATAAGATCTATGTTGGTGTCAGAGGACGGATCTTGATTTATCGCCCGCCCGGAGGGGACGTGGTTGCCATTCAGCGCCACACCGTTGACGATAATATCATTGAATACCTCTGTGTTCTTGACGGCATAAGTCGCTCCTAGGAAATCCACCTGCTGGGGGGAGAACTCCCACTGGATTGGCTTGTCTGCATCCGATATGTCCTCATAGGCGGCATCCACCCGCAGGTGTCCCGCTTGGTCGTACCCAATCCACCCAACCAGCATCTTGTTCATCTCCAACAAGAGGGTAGAAAGGGTGTTGCTTCGGTTGTCAAACCGGGCCGTGTATGGCGTGTTTGTCCATGGGACTATGCGTCCGTCCGTCAATTTTACCGTCTTGTCATTATAGTAGGTCGTGAAGATTGGGGCCATGTTATCGATAGGCTGTCCGTTTCCTCTATCCCGTAGAAGCAGTTGGGAAATGGCGTTGAAGATATCCTCATTGATTTCAATGAGTGCCCAACCCTCTAAGTTGCCGAACAGCGTCCCGTCCAGATATGCCCACTTGTCAACTAGATTGTACCGGGCAAGGCGCTGGTTGGGCAGAAAGGTTTCCTCCGGGTCTTTGACGTAAAACACGCCTTGGGGTAGATAGAAGTCTGTCCCGTCGGGCAGAACAAGGCCCTCCATCAACCTGATCTGCTGTCCAAACCAGACCCTGTTCACGTTGTAGTCATAGGCCCCGTCCAGGTTAGAGAGTGTTACAGATGCTTGCCGCCGCATCCCATTTTGTAGGTTAACCGACAACTCTCCCTCCTGAATGAATGCCCCGGAACGGGGATTGTGTGGGTTGTTGTCAATGGAAAAGGCTAGGGAACCGTCCGGTTGCAGAAAATCTAGTCGGGCCAGCTTGGTGAACTCCCCGCGCACAGCGGAGAGGTATTGCAGATAGCGTTGTGGTGTAGGCGCTGGCATGGGGCGCTCCCTCCTTTCTGCTGGGCAGGAAAACAAAAATCCCGCACTCGATTCGTCGTTGACAAACCGAAGCGGGATGGTATAATAGAGGTAGAAAGGCGCTGCAACAAGCGGTTAGCCCAAGCAGTTAACTAAATTTCCAAATGGAAACCGTCACCGGCCAGGGTGGCGGTTTCTGCTTTTCACAATAATCGTAACGGTAAACCGCCCGATATGTAATGTGATCCGCATAGGGCCTCACCCCCTTTCGGAGGGTGTGGCTAACCGCCTGCCGTTATTGCAGCGCCGATCCTAGCATACCACATGCGCCGCGTTTTGTCTATTCCTGCCGCCCCCCAAAAGGGGGCGGCTTTTTCTGTTCAGATGTTCAGAATCCTGCTTGCCTCATCGCTGGTAATCTGTCCCCGGCTTGCGGCCATGGGTAAACCTTCGGAGTTCCGGAGGGCAGCCCCAGATCCCCCATTAGGGGCGGAAAATGAGCCGCGTACCGATGGTGCTGTTCGAGGTCGACGATGAGAAGCCAGCATAGAAGCAAAAGAGCCCGGCATACAAGCGACTATTCCAAGAGCCCCCGACATAGAGAACCCGCCAACTGGAGCCCGAGTATATGTAATCCGGGATATAGGTAGTCTCGCTTCCTCCATCGGCATCCGGGAGGAAGGACCAGGAGAAATTGTTGCTGAGGCCCAGATCCTTGATCCAGCCGCTGGAGCAGAGCGTCACGCCAGTAGCAGTATAATTGCTGGTGGTGTCATCGGCATAGTTGGCCGGATTGGTGCAGATATAGGCGACTCGTCCGTCAAAATTGATGCCGTCGATCCACTCATAAACGTTGTCCCATAGATTCTCAATCCCCCTGTACTGGACTGCGGAGAGGCTGTCTGTCCCTGCGGCCCTTCCGGTGTGGTAGGTCATGGAGTCTGTACCGCCGGTATTTTGTGCGCCACTTGCGCTTGTAATTCCAGCCCCGATGACCGATTGGCTGTTCCAATCGGCAAACTCTACAAGGTACAGGAGCCATACAGCGCACCATGTCATGTAGTCATATCCGTCCCATCCGGTTCCCTTTGCGCGGGAATTAGTGCGTACTGTCTCCCGTGTCACATTGACAAGTGGGGTGGCACCGGATTGGGAATTGTATCCATCAATCGTGTTATATCGGGCAATGTATTTTCCAGAACCGGGGTGCAATTCAAAACCAGCTCTTTCGTCAGCAGTAATATAGAAATATCTGACATTTCCGATATCCTCCACATGGTAATAAAATACTGGAATATAGACCATCACATCAGAGTTAGAGTAAGAGAAGCCCGGTTCTCCCTTCTTTGCAGTTTCCACACCGTTCACCGACAGATTGCAAACATACATACCGCTCCATGGCATATAACTATCAAAAGGTGAACTTCCATCTCCTGTTCCCACCGCCGGGGATGGTTCTCCTGCAATGGTTCCAGTCACATAGGTGTTTGGGTCGGTACTGGGGGTCAGGCGAGTCAATGTGGTGGACGGATCATTTTTGTCCCACGCTACGCCAAATACTGGATCTGCGCTTGGCAGCGTAATAGAGGCGGAGTACGCGGATTCAACTGCAATGGAGGTTTGCCCAACACGACCGTCCAAGCTGGCGGTGATGTTCCAGTTTCCCCCGCTAGTCAAAACAAATTTTGCTTGCCTATTAACAGATGTTGCTGTCAACGTCGTATCTCCATTCACCGCTGTAACAGTTGCCCCGCTATCCACGGTTACGGTGAGCGGAACAGCGAAATCACCGCCGCTTCCCGCATAAGTCCCCGTCACGCCGAAGATGGACACGTCCTCCTTGATGTTCCCAGGAACAAGGTTCTCATCCCCCTGGATAGTCTGCGCCCCGGTGAGGTACACGTTGGGCTGGATGGTTTGAGCCGTGGTGCTGGGCGTGATCGTCTGAGCTCCCTGCACAGGGAGTTGGTTCGTGGCAGACTTTGTTCCGCCCGCCACGAATCCCTCTGTCTGCTGGGCTTGGGCAGTGATAAGGCCCTCTGGGCTGACAGAAATGGTGGGAACGGTCTGTTCTACCGTGGGAATTGCCTTTGCAATGTTGGGGCCGTAGTAGCCACTGGGGACGCTCACGGATGCGCCTTGAATCGTCACATCTTCTGCGGTCTTGGTTGGAATGCTTCCTGTGATCTGCTCCCCATTGACCCATGCAGTTTTCCCAGAGAGAATGTCAACGGCTTCTGCTGTGCCGGGGGTCTCGCTTGCAACAGTTGGGGCAGTCACCTTGCCCTGCCCGTTGTGATAACCAGCCGGGATGATGTACTTCTCCCCGGCGGTCAAGTCCTTGCTCACGGCCCCGTTGTTGGGCATTGTACCAGTCAGGGTTTCGCCGTTCTGTCCGATGGACTGCTTGCCGGAGATAATTTCTCCAGCGTTGGCGGGGTTGGCCAGCGTGGGTAGTTCTGTTCCCTCGCTGGTCACGGTGCCTTTGCCCGTGTGGTAGCCCTTGGGGATGGTGTAGGAACCGCCGCCCTGGATGATCACGGCCTCGGCGGGGTTATCCGGCATCGTGCCCGTGACAGGGTTCCCGTCCTCACCATAGAATTGTTCGCCCGTCAACACGTCCGCTGCCGTGCCCGGTTGAGACAGGGGAGGCAGGGACGGGGCGGCTTCGATGATGTAGGTGCCGGGGCCGGGGACTTGAAACTCTACCTGTGCCATGAAAAAGAATCCTCCTTCCTGTCCGCACTACGGGACTACTTTTGTTTCCTCGAACTCGCTCCCCTGGGATACTGTGATGACGGTACCAGATGGAGCGGCAATAATAAGTGTGGCGTAGACCTCCGTGATGACAAGCCCCACGTAGTATGTCACGCCCTCTGCCATGGTGATGGTCTCGCTGGCCGACGAGCCATCCCGCATAGCCGTCACCGTCCAATCGCCCGGCGTGGCGGGCTGGTAGGTGATGTAGCCGTAGCAGACTTCTGTATAGCTCTCCTGCCCATTGGTCAGGGTTACGGTAGACCCGAATGGGGCAGTCACAACGATTTTGGTCACGGTCTCGCCACTGTCCGGCTCCTGCCCGGTGGTGCTGTCCCACGCCCCGTCACCCGGCTGGCAGATGATGGAGATGCCGTCCGCCGCTCCCACCTCAGCCCACGGGAAAGAACCGAAGTAGGGCTGGGGGACCATCGTGTCCCCGGTCTGCATAGACACGGCAGCATTGGTTTGGATGCGCCAGAGATTACCCTTCCTGTCCCGCAGGAACTTGGGATTGTTGCTGACAGACAGGTTATAAAGGGCCTCTGCCATATCCACTGTGTCGATGTACTGATTCAGTTTCATGTCCAGCCGTCCGATGTAGCCGGTCAGGGTAGAAGATTTGAAGTTGTAGGAGGATGGCTGTCTCAGCGGGTAGGGTGTGAAATTTTGAAGCATGGATGGGGCATTGTTGTTGCTGATACTGTCCGTGCTTACACTGTTGCGAAACAGGTGCGCTTCCTCCAGATGGTATGTTCCGTTGGAATCTACCGAGCAGTCCAGCACGGTCCAGTTCCAGAACATAGGTGTGACCGGGTTGGAGATCAGCGGGGCAGATACATAAGTATTTGTCCCCAACACGAACACATAGTAGGTATAGGTGGATTGATTGCGGAACCCCTCATCCACCAATGTGGAACTGCCGATACCCACATTCGCTACCAGTTGCAGTCGCCGGTCACCCTTTTTCAGCCGGTAGACTGCTGCGCCGGTGATGCTGTCGCCGGACGGAGTAATGTTGCCGCCATTGATGCCGGTTCCGTTGAAGATTGCCAAAAACCAGGTGTCCAGTGTCCAGCTCGGTTCAAACTCGAAGTTGGTCAACAGGTCTCCCAGCAAAGCGCCGGAAACCTCACCGCCGCTGACCATGATGTAGTCACACCGCTGTTCTCCATATAGGGTGATAGATTCGATATCCGGTTGGACCCACGTCAGCGGATAGGTGAACCGCTCCCAGGATACATCCCCGCCCATAGGATAGAGCGTGGCGGATGGGAAAAGGACGGAAGATGGATAAAGCCCGCCTTCCTGCACCGGATAATACATGTGGAGTTCACGGGGCGTTAGTACCATGCGGATTGTATAGTCCACCAAAAGGTGGGGTATCTCCACAGAGGCCAGCACCGCACCGTCCAGGATCAGAGAAATCAAGTGCGGCTCAATGGAGAGGGACAATGTATGTCCATCCCCGGTGATCCGCCAGACAGGAGAAGTGCCAGTCAAAGGTACGATGCCCGACCATGCAAGCGACCAGGGTGTAGGGATGTTCATCGGCTCCCCATTTCGCTCGTCCCAGGTAATGCTTGACCCTGCGGGCAATCTGAGCTGTCCGCCGGTCAACTGATGAGGCCCGGACGGCTTTCCGTTGATATAAGAGATGCGGGGCCACTGGATAATTACACCTTCCAGCGGGGATACACAGGCATCCACATAGCCTTTCATATCGGACACGTCATACTGTGCCGTGAAGTTTTGCCAGCCGGTAGTAGCCTGTACGCCGTTCTCTGTCTGGATGGTCAGCCGCACGGAATAGGCTGTATTGGTGAATAGACCATCGTAGGTGACTTGGATGTCCTCGGTGCCGTAGATGTACCCGCTGTCCTCAATCGGGCTTTCCGGGTCGTCCTGGAGGGCCAATTCCCACCGGAACCAGTCCAGGGTGTCGCCTTGGGCCTGGGTATAGGAGCCGGTGAAGGTCACACTCCGTGATGTGACGGTGGCCGGTACACTGACGGTCACAGCCGGATTTGTCCGTGTCAGGAAAAAGGAGGGGGATAACTGCTGAATGGAACCGCCGTTCCACCATTGTGTGATCAGCATCTTGTACCCGCTGGAGAAGCCGTTGGACAGGTTGGTCAGCCGATTTGCAGGGATGGTGACCTGGAAGTAGTTCACATCACCTGTGGAGGTCATACCGTAGAAGGGGTGCTGTAGGTTTACACGATCGCTGTTGTAGACGAGTTTGGAGGCGGTAGTGTTTTCGTAGATTTTGATTTGATAGGCGGTCATGGCTGAGGAGCCGTTGACCTGCCACGATACGGTGAGAGACTGCGTCACATCCACCACGCCGCCACCCACGCCCGCGAAGGAAGACGGGAAAATATTGGTCGGTTGATATAGCGCCACTGGCTCACCTCCAGCACAAACAAAAAAGGGACCACTGTCAACTGCATTATACAGTCAACAGCGGCCCCAAATGGCCCCTCTATGCCGTCAATTTGGCACAGGTATCTTATTATTTCTTATTTTACCGCTTTTCCACTCAAATTGCAACAACTTTTGTCGGGGGAAAATCAGTAGTTACGGTGTAGTCCCAGCAGAGAAAGGACTTCTGACAAGGGGCGGTCAAGCATACTGTCCCCGATCTCCACGCCGTTGATAAATGTCTGATGGGAATAGTTGCGGTTATCGTTGCTGGTGGACCTGCCCGGCTCCATTCTGGTGTCCTGGGCGTATCGTTCCGCCGCTCCGAACATGATGCCCATGTCCCGTACAAAGCGGTCAAATTCCTCGTTTTTGACTGGATTGAGCACATCGGATGCCAGAACAGGGCTGAGCACCATTTCTGGTGTGTCCGTCCCCTTGACCATCATGCCCTTGCCACGAGCGATGCCACCCTGGTCAAACAGCCAGTCTCCACTCCGGTTATACCACTTCCAATCGTCTGGATCAGAAGTATATGGTATAGAAACTGCGCCATACGATACGGCTAGTCGGTTGGCTTCCTGAAACAAGGAGCGCTTTTCAGAGTCGCTGGCATGCATGGCGTTCATTCGTAGCTGACTGATTTGATTGTTAGCGTCTACCATAGAGTTCGTAGAACCAGAGCCAGAACCAGACGCTCCAGTGGAGGACCCGCCCGAAGCAGGGCCGCCAGAGGCGTTTCCAGACGAAGATGGCGTGTCGAACAGCTTGTTTCCGTACTTATCCAACCAAACACCATTGTGGTCACGATGCGCACCAATGCTGGTGCCAAGCTGATAGTTCAGTTTATCATAGTAGTCGGCTGTTTCCTTGTCGCCCCGCAGAGTGGCATCCCACCACTTCTGGGCATTCTGCTTCATCTGGTCAATGATGTTCTGGTCGTTCTGGCCTCCTCCTCCGGCCTGACCGCTGTCAATGCTAGAATTGAAATCGCCAAGCGCCACGCCCATGTCCCGGAGAAGGTCCGTGATGTTATCCACTTGGGCTTTCATTTCAGGAGTGCCATACTTGGCGATGTCAGAAAGGATTTCTTCGATGGATCGGACATCCTCGGTCATGGAATCCTGAATGTCGCTCCAGCGCTCGGCCCATGCGTCGTACTGTTCTTGTAGAGTTTTTACCTTATTTCCCCAGAACTCGATATCATCATCGTAGGCTTCCTTGCGTTTTTCGTAGTATTCTTCCCATGCCTCGATTTCCTTCTGGTTGGCCTCAATCAGATCGTTGTAGTGCTCCTCCTGAGCTTCCTTCTCCTTCTCCCAGTAGTCAATCTGGTCCTGAATGTAATCCTGCCGGGCCTCACTCTCCTTTTCATAGGCATCAATTTGTTTATTGATTAACTCCTTCTGCTTTTCTAATGCTTTGATCTGGTCTTCTAAGTTGGAAATGATTTTGTCGTGCGCCTGCTGCTCCTTCAGATCTTCTAGCCCTTTCTCTGCATCTTCTTTGGCCTGCTCGGCATCCTCTAAAGCGTCTTCGGCATCCTGAATAGCCTGCTCATCAGCTCTCCAGCCCCATACACCATCTTTTAAAGTATAGATAGTACGCTCGTTTTTGGCAGTTTCGAGATCGAGCTGGGCCTGTTCCAGGTTTTTGATGGCTTCCTGTAAAGCCAATTCTTTTTTCTGGAGAGCCAGCGCAGCTTCCTCACGTTCTTTCTGCTCATTCCACTTCTCGTTTTCTTTATCGAGTTGATCATTTAGATCGTCCAGCCGGTCGTTAATGCCTGGAACGTACTCGCCGATTGTTCCGTCTGGGTTGACCGTGTAGTAGCCCTCGATTTCCTTGTGCAGAGGATCAGTCAGGGCCTCCAGTGCATCCCGTTCGGCCTCAAGCTGTTCATTCAGGTCATCCAGCTTTTCCTCGATGGGTTCTAGAACTTCCTCTAACCTGTCCTGCCATTCCTCGATCTGCTCTTGCAGAGGCTCGATTTTATTTTGGAGTTCTTCATCAAGTTTTTCTACGGCCTCATTGAACTTGTCCAACATGTCCTGGGCATCGTCAATTTCATCCTGGAGTTTGTCGAACTCTTTATTGACGGCAGCCTCCAATTCAGACCAGAGTTCATCCTGGATATTGGAGATAGCGTCCTCGTCGGAGTAGATTTGGTCTTGAATACTCCCAATCCGCTCATTGTTGATGCCGTTGATATTCGTCGACTGGAGAGCCTGCAGGGCTTTCTTGGCCTCGTTTATCCTCTGGGTATAAATCTCTATCTGCTGGCCCGCTGTGCCAGTGGTGCGCTCCAGGGTACGAATCTGTCGGTCGGATTCTGAGATGTAATCTTCAAAGGCTTTGGTCAGGGAATCATAGACCGATTCGAGCTGCTCCTGGTAGTCCCACCATGCGTCGGAGAGGTCTTGGATTAGATCGTCCGTCTCGTCATAACCCATGGAGCGGTAGTAGGCGGCAAGGTCGGCCACCTCCTGCTGCATGGCTTTGTACTCTGCAACAATTTTCTCATTGTCAGCGACAATCTCCTCAACACTCCGGTCGGCCCGCTCCCGATTCTTCCTGAAAAGGTTAAGCTCCCACTCGCGGTCATTGTTATTCTCCATCAGATCATCGTGCATTTCCTGATAGATAGAAACTACCTCATCTGCGAGATCATGATACATCAACTTAAGCTGCTTGATTTCGTCGGAGGTATCAGATAGGCCCTTAGCGCGGAACTGATTCGCCGTTTTATGAATTTCAGCTTGAGCAGCCTGGACATTAACAATACGCTTCTGGTAGGAGTTCTTTTCTTCCTTTTCAAGCAAAGTATTGGTGTCCTCAGTACGGGAAACTAAATCTTTTAGACGGTCGATTTCCTCCTCATACCAAGATTTAGAGGATGTACCTTTTCCTGACGATCCACCTCCGGAGGAAGAATCAAAGGAAAGGGAGGGAATTTCGATTGCGGACGATAGGATGTCCATAACGTCGTCCCAATAGTCCGATACCTCCTTATCGGAGTTCGTATCAATTTCTCTTTTTTTGTTGGTGCGTTTGGTCGGACCCTTATCCATTGCGTCCTGGGCTATTTTTTGAGCAGCTAACATAGCTGCTTGGGTCTTCGTGAACTCCTTTGCTTCTTCGCCATATATTTTTTTGCGCTTATCTTTGCCCTCAACTGCATTTTCGGTCATTTCACCTTGGATTCGCTTGTTTATAGCTTCCTTGAGCTCTTCCAAAGTTTTATAATTATTCAGGTCTGTGATTCCGAGTTCGGCCAATTTGGAGACAATATTGGTGTTTGCGAGGACGGTGTTTTTGTAGAACTCCTCATTCGACATCATCTTTTTGACGATGCTCTTTTTGTACTCGTCGGCTGTCTTGTTGTACTGACTGGAAAGGGCCTCTTGGAGTTCTTGTTCGGAGATAATACCGGCAAGGCGCTGTTCTACCAAGGGGGCCAGTTCCTCAAAGTTTTCTGCTAACTGGGCCAGGGTATCGGTGCTCAGAGTACCAGACTTGTTCAGTTCATCTTGGGCACTGGTCAAAAGCTCTAATTTTGACATAGTTTCGGTGAGCATATCCGCCAGCTTTTCACCTTCTGTGCTGGTGTCCTGAAATTCCTGATTGAGTTCGGCAAGAGCGCTTTCTGCGTCCTCTGACCCGTTGGCAAGAGCGGTGAGGTGTTCAGCTACTTCTTCTGCTGAGACACCGCTCTTGTCCATGATCTCCCTGAGTTCAGGGAACAGGCTGGCCAGTTTCTCAACCTCTTGCTTGGTGACCACATTGTCCGACATGGCGGCCTGTAATGCCTCTCCCAAATCCCGAGAGGAGGCAGCCAATTCTGCAATTTCTTCGGCGGCCCATTCCGACTCACGACCGAACATGGTAATTTTGTCCACCATGTCCTTATTGGCGGAAATCCAGTCCTCAGCCTCTTGTGTCCCTGCGTCTAGCGCGGCTCTGTAAGTGCTGAGGAATTTTTCAGCCTCGGCGTTGAAATTTTCATAAAAACCTTCAATCGCTTCTTCATTCTCTAATTTTCGTTGTGCATCCTCGGCAGTATTTCCTAGGTCGGCAATATTTTTTTCCATCTGCTTGATGGAATCCATGTTATATTGTAGCTTTTCCTCCGTACTGGAGCCGAAAGTAAATGGGCCAATCGTAAAGTCCCCGCCCAAGGCAGTTTTATACTGCTTGAACTCTTCACGGGCAGCAGCCACACGGCGACGCTCTTCCAGAATAATTTGCGCCTCAATCAAACTGTTTTCCATCTTGAGGCGGTCAATGTCAGCTTGGTCGGTCAGTTCCAAAGGGCCGGAAGCATTTAGCGCGGCGATCTGACGGTTGTTTTCTGCCAACTGCTTGTTCAGGCTATCTAACTGGCTTGTGGCCTCCTCGTATTCAGCTCGAGCCTTCTCGGCCTTTTCCACGTGCTCTTCCGTGGTGACAGTAAAGAAGTCGATGGCTTTGATAAGCGCATAAATGGCCGTTATCGCAATACCGACAGGCCCTAGGGCAGTAGTAATAGCACTCCCAAGTCCCTTAAACCCCGCAGTGAGTTTCCCTAGTTTTGTGGTGGCATTGCCTACGCCGTCAAACGCAGTGAGGAATCCTTTGAACTTTCCAAGAAATGCAGCACCGCCTGTTGTAGCGGCGAATCCAGCAAAGGAGGCATTGAGAGTTGCTATTGCTGCTGCTACTACCAGAATATTGCCAACAGGGGTATTAGCAACCTCCATAAGCGCATTTGCGATATCCAATATTCCCTTGATTGCATCATTGGCCTGGAAGGAGGCCACGAGTTCTACCCACTGATTCTTCAGCCGGTTTGTCTTTGCCTCCCAGCTATTCAGGTAGATGTCCAACTCCCGGTCAGCGCTGCCTACACTGTCAGCGTAGGTATCTAGCATCTCTTCGTACATGTCATAATTGGAGATAAGAGCTTGCAGTTGGTTAGACCGTACCTTTCCGCCCAGAGAGGATACGACTTCCTGGAGCTGGACTTCGCTGATAAGTCCCTTTCGGTACTTGTCGGAGAGTTCCCCAATGACATCCATGGGGTTCCGTAGCTGCTCTACACCGTCCTTGTACTCGCGGGTTGCAACGTTCAGATCGCCCAGAGCGGCGGCAGTGGCCTTAATCTCATCCTCTGTCCAGCGTTCACCACTCGCTTCATCAATAGCAATCTCGGTAGACCCCTGGATGTTCAAAATCAGGGCACGGAGGGCGCGGGCGGCGCTGTTGCCAGACTCTTGAGTGACGGCAGTGATCGTGCCGATGGCCGCCATCGTTTCTTGAACCTCCATACCGGCCTGTGCGGCCAGAGAGGAGACAATGCCCATACCACCGGCTAGTTTTTCAACGCTGGTGGCGTAGTTGTTGGAGATCTCGTTGGCTCCATCCAGAACTTTTGTCAGTTCAGAGATATTTCCCTTGTATTTATAGGCAGCATCAACCGACAGAAGAAATTGGTTGGCGGTAGCCTCCTGCACATCGCCCACTTTCTGCGTTTTTACCGAAAGTTCGCCCAGTTCATCAGATAGAGAACCATAGCCAGCCTGTGCCCATTTAGTAACAGAAGCCAAGTAGTCCGAAGCGGCGATACCAAGGGAAGACCCTACTTCATATGCCTTTTCAGAGAGGTTTTCCATCTCGCCAGCAGTGGCGCCCATAACCTTTTGAATGTTGACCAACTCGGTATCAACAGCCTTTAACTCGTCGAGTGCAGACTGTAATAGTGTAATTGGGGTAGATATCAAAGTGTTTATAACATGCGAAAGGAGCATGTTTTTAAACATGTTTCCAAATTCGGAACCTGCCTCTTTGGCAGCGGAGGATGTTTTATTTAGTGCAGAAACAGTATTAAGTTGTGCACGGTTTGTTTTCTCAATCTCTGCCTGGATTTTGGCTTGTGACTGTATTTGTACTTGGGCAGTTTTTTCGGAAGAGGTTATCGCCTTTGATTGCGCGTTTATCTGGGCCTGTGCCGTTTTTTCGACAGCCTGCTTGGTCTTCTCGCTTTCTATTGCCAACTGCCTTTCAGCCAATAGAGCTTCTTGGGTAGCGGAGGCAAGACGGAGCTGTTGGTTTACCTGCTCCGTAACGGAGGCAATATATTTTTGGACTTCACTATTGAGCTTATCGAATGAACTGGTATCTATGGTCAGCTTGACATTACTGTTTTTGCGCAGGCTATCCATTAAGGAATCCATTGTCTTCAGCCGGGATTCAATATCTTTGGCTGCGTCAAGGGTCACTTTTAAAGTAACAACTTCATCAGGCATTTTAAAATCCTCCTACGATTTTTTGGTTGCTGTAAAAATAGGAAAGTAGTATAATAGTCTCATCAAAAAATGTAATTTGTTCGGGGGAAGGAAGGGAGAGAAAATGGGGCTTATCAACTGCCCATCCTGCGGGCAAAGACAGTCTGAGGAAAATGTAGAGTGTATCAACTGTGGAACACCACTGAACAATTTAATTGGCACACAAAATCCTGTAAAAAATATGAAAGACGGGGAAATCTGCTGTCCTCATTGCGGGCATATTCAAAGCCGCACGATTGAACTATGCAAAAACTGCGGGAAAAGTATGCGTACAGTATTGAAAATACAAAAACGGGATATCGCTGGTACAGCTATTTGGATTTGCGCGGCGGTTTTAGGGGTTCTATTTGCCATATATTGTGAAGTGTCACTGGGGATCTTAATTACTGTGGTATGCGCAGGCTTTGCAATAGTGAAATATGAACGGATTGACCGCGCCATCCATAATGCCGGCCTATTGTTGGACCGCGTAAATGAAGAAAGGTTATACCGGGAGTCTTTACCGCAGACACTTCTGTTTGGATTGCAGGGAGTTCCTGGAATATCAGGCGAATGTATCAATCTTCTTTTAGATCAAAAAAGGGTGCAATTGATTTTTCAAGAGAAAGAAATAGAGCGATTCCTCCCGTTTTCCCAAATCGTCTCTTATGGGGTTGTGACACGAGAAGAATACGTAAAAGGGAGTGTACTAACCGGGGCTGCGATCGGAGGTGCCATTGGCGGCGATACGGGTGCTATTGTTGGTGCAATGGCGGCAAAAGAGGGAACTATTATGTATCGAAAATACTTCGAGATTAACTATCGTACTAAGTCGGGCTCCCTCTCGAAGATCGAGTGTCGGTATAAAGGGCTTAACCAATCGAATCTAGACGGTATTGTGCCCCTCTTAAAAAAAGCAATTGGTCTGGAGAAATACCTGAACATGCCGCCCCCTCCTGTCCAGAAATCCGACTATTTATGAATCTGTAGTATGAGGCGCATCAGTACTGAAATGCATGGGCCGCCTCACTTTTTCTGCACTCCGAAGCCGCTGCTGGTAACGCCTTGCCTTGCAAGGCCAGAAAGGAGTGCGGCGGTGGCCCGGCCAGAACTAACCGCCTCAGTTTCAGAGCGATTTAAAAAAGGTCGTGGACCCGGTTGGCGGTAATTCCCTAGGCCATGTTCCACTACATCAGAAAGGGCTATGCCATAATCCGTTCCTTGAAGGGGGGCAACATCTTCCACAATCAGAACATGCCCTGCTTCGACGCGCGCACTTAGATTCCCTCGGTCTCCAAGACCCCCGTCAGATTTGCGTCTGCTGGACATGGCTCGTGCGGTTGCGGGATAGCTATAAACTGCGCTCACTGCCTGTTCCAAAATAATGTCCTTGACAACCTCGGCCACTTCATGTTCAAGTGCGCTGTCAATAGCAGCATCTAATTTTGCAGACATAGTCTGGTATCGTTCCAGTAAACTCAATCAATTTTCCTCCTTAAAGTAAGAGGGCGCACTTCTGCCATGATTGGTAAAAGCGCGCCCTCTCGGACATTTAATAGCCCAACTCTCTTCAGTTTCGGCCCCCGCCTCAGTTGCCCTAGGGGAGGGCTGTCGGTTTAGCTGTGCTGGATATCAGCCGCCACCGGCCACAGTTACCGTGATGTTGTAGGTGATCGAGGCGTGGCTCCCCTCATTGACGGCAATGGTGAAGCTCTTGCTTCCGCCATCTGTGGCGACGCTCGTGGTGTCCACTGTGATGGTGGGCTTCGTAGAATTATCCCCAATCGTCACATTCGCCTGGTCGGTGCCGCCCTTGGAAAGCGTCTGTCCGGATGTCTTGGTTGCCGTAATGACCACGCTATTCGTGGTGTTCACGACGTTGACCGTCACGGTCTTGCTCGCTCCGCCCCCGCTGAGGCTGTTCCCGCCCCCGCTGCCCGGAGTTGTCAGCGCAAACGTCACATCTGCGGTCGCCGGAGGAGGTGAGGCCACAGTGACCGTCACATTGTAGACGATGGTACTATGGGCATCCTCGCTTACCGTCAGCGTGAAGGACTTTGAGCCACCCGCGGCGGAAACGCTGCTTGTGTTGACGGTATAGGTAGGGGCGGTTGCGCTCCCGGCCGGACTGACATCACTGGCGTTTGTGCCGCCGACCTTTACTTCCTGGGCGGATGTTTTTGTGCCGGTGAGCACCACGCTCCCGGTGCCATTCTGTACGTTGACAGTGACGGTTCTGTTGGAGCCGCCGCCGCTGATGGTGTTGGATTCGTTCTTGCTGGGTGTGGTCAGGTCAAAGGTCATGTCCGCTGTGTCATCAGGCGGGGCGGCAACGGTCACATCAAAGGCGTAGGAGATGGGAGATTTGCCTGCCTCGGTCACACCAAGGGTAAAGTTTAGGGTGCCGCCGTCAGAGGCGACGGAGGAGGTATCAATGGTGTAGGTGGGGATGGTGTCATTACCAGCCGCGGTTACTAGAGAGGCGTTGGCTCCGGTGATGACCACGCTCTGAGTAGCGGTTTTTGTGCCGGTCACGACCACAGAGGAGGTTCCGTTCACCACATCTACATCCACTGTGTAGGTACCGCCTCCGCCACTCAGTTTGTTATCACTGCCGGAGGAAGGCGTGGTGAGCTGAAAGGTGACATTGGAAGTTGGCGTACTGGCCCCACCCTCCACGGTCACAGCGGCGGCGGTAGTCAGCTCAGAGTTATACTTGGAGGTGATGACCAGATTGCCGGTGCCATTGGCAGTGCCAGTGATAACGCCATTGGGGGAGACGTTGAAATACAGCCCGCCGTCCTCTGGAGTGTAGATAAAGTTGGTCAGGTCGGGGGTCACAATCTCGCCGTTGTCCATCTCATACTTTACAGGGATAGTGTAGGGAGAACCGGCGGTGACAGTGATATCGTTGCCGCCCACGATAGCCAAGCTCTCCACGTTCTGGTCGGGGTTGCCGAACAGCTCCAGTACCATGTAGGCCAGTTTGGGAGAGGAGGAGCCGCCGCACTGGATGCCCTGCTCACACGCCTCGTCGTAGGACAGAGCGGTCAAGTTCATGACGGTGGTGGCGGCGGTGGTCTGGGAGCCCTCGGTGGAAGCGTCGCCGGAGAGCTGACCACGGGGGATCGTGATGTAGAGGGAGCCCACACGGGAGCCGGTATTGGCGTTGGAGGCGCTGCCCTCAGTAGAGTAGACAGGGATGGTGATGAAGCCGCGCACCACGGCAGGATTCATCAGAGTCTCAATGGAGAGCTGCTTGGCAGAGGGATTAGTGGTGTAGTAGTGGACACAGTAGGTGGTGCCCGCCACGGCGGTGAAGCCCTGGATTTGCTTAGTATCAGGGTCGATGGGATAGGCGGTGCCACCGTTGTTGATGTAGCCAACTACGTTGCAGCCGCCAAGGGGGGCAACTGGTGTCTGCATCACGGTCAGGGTGGTTCCGTTGGCCTCCACCGCCTCATCCACGGGTACCACGCCGTTATAGACCACGTTCCCGCCAACGGACAGGGCGCGGCCCTCAAGGGAGAAGTCGGCGGCGGTCAGGTTCATGGTCAGAGAGGGAGTGTCTGGAATCTGGATGACGATGGGGTTGCCAATACCTGCGTTGATGGGGCCTAGGTTGATGGTGGACGCCAACTGCGAAGTGGACATTTTGTTGGAGTAATATACCAAGTCATTGGTAGCAGGGTCGAACATCTTTACATCCATGGTGCCCTTGGCGTACAGGGGACGGCCATTCAGAGTAGCAGTAATCATAGAGACGTTTGCTCCTTTCTTTCAGGTGGATTGGCTATCTCGCTTCCACAGAACCGGATAGCCTCTGTGTGAGTTCCGCAAGGGAGACGAGTGCGCTTGAATGTTTGTCACGGTCGTACTTCCAGGAGGGCCACGGGTTACCGTTCTTATATTTGGCTCCCGCTGCCTCCGAAAGTGCGGCTACAAGGTGTCCGGTGATTCGGTCAATGGCCCGCTCTGTCAGAACGAATCGCCTTACCGTCCATTGGAATATATCTTCGACGGGGATCTGCGTTTTGACAGAGACGGAGTAGATCAGAGCCTCGCTATCTGGTACGAGGTTGAGAGAACTTTTCGCAGCCAAGTCCCGTTCCGCCTGCACCAGTTCGGCGTTCAGGGTTTCGTCTGGAAGTTCCACTTCGTTTTGTGCGGCCAGGATTTCCCGGAGCTGAACGAAGTTCTGCGGGGTGATCTCAACGCTCACTTCACCCTGCGTCACTTCCAGGGCGGTCAACTTCCGTGGGTTGTCCTTCTCCGTCTGGATGCCTATGGGAATGTATTCTTCTCCATCCAGCCCTTTTCTCACTTCCAGCCGCAAAGAAAGCATCAAAAAGAGTAGGATACGGGAGAAAAAACCGCCCTGTGGGCCTCCATTGGTTCGCACGTCGTAGTCAAGCGCATACAGGGCTTCCAGATAGCGCATAACCACGTATTTACTTGGTAGTGTCTGCTGTTGAGCCGTAAGGCCCATTTGGGCGATGATAAACCTGTTATAGTCTTTCATCAATATTGGAAACAGGGTCAGGCCGTTCCATTCGATTGGTGTGCCCATACGGACGGCTTCCTGCTGTTCCTGAGTGAGTGGCATGATTGATGCCTCCTGGTAAACAAAAGCAGGGGGCCACACAGAAGAAATATGCTCTCCTGTGTGGCCCCTAATGGCCCTTCTGCGCTCACAATTGAGCGTAGGTCTTTTTAATTCAGTCCTGCCATGTCAGGCCGAGAATCACCCTCCGTCCCAGGTTGGTTCCCCTGTCGTCGATGTTCCATGAGCCGCAGGACGGGTGTTGTGTGCGGTCAAAGTAGAATGTGCCAACACCGTTCATATTCACGCCGTTTAACGCCTCAATCAGAGCGCACTCCATGGCATAGGTGCGGGATATGGCGTAGCCGGATGCAGATTCATAGTTGACATTGGTAGTCAGTTCGAAGATCACAGACAGTTCGGCACGGTACGACCCTTTTGCCACTGTCTGGCCCATATAGCATCGTAATGAGGTGTCCCCGATGTTCTGTGCCTGAGCCACATATGCCTGCGGGAAGATACGGTAACCCTTCTCTGGGGAGACTGGGGCAGTTGGATGTTCCGGGTCAAATAGAACGGACAACTTCTGTTCCGTCGTCGGACACGGCTCGTCCAGCGGGGAAATCCCATCATAGAAGAGGTACTTCATCAGCCGTACCCTTGGATAGATGTTCTCAGTGGGGGGATTGTAGTTCGGCAGTGGCATGTCCATCAAATAAGTGCAAACTTGGCGGGGGATGTTCTCTGCACCGATGAACTTTATATATTGCTGATCTCGTTGATATGGATAGGTAGGTGAAGGCCACATGCCTACTCCTCCTTTTCTGCCCGCACATGTTCCAGCCATTCCTTACTCTTGCGGGCTTGTGCCTCGGCCTCTGTCTGCACTTCGTGCAGGGCATCCAACGCATTTTGAATGCTTTCCGGGGTACTCTGTGCAGTAAACAGCATTACAACTCGGGAAAGCAGATCATTTTTGGCTTGGAGCAGATTATAGATTTCCGCATTCAGGAGTTTTTCAAAGTCCCGGTAGTCAGACAGGATGGCGGCGGCGTGGGCTCGCACCTCCGGATCGTCATCCCGCTTCATCCCTTCCAGTTGTCCGTAGGTTTTGGAAAAGATGTCATACTGCCGGGCGGTGAACTCGAACTTCGGGGTCTCACTGTTGTAAAGTCCGTTCACGTCGATCAGGTGAAGATAGATACCTGCCAGCACATAAGACATAATCAGCCGCTTCCCCAAAATGTTCTCCTGCCAGCGGGGCGGTATTGGTTGAACGTTTGCGTTTTCACTTTTCGGTAGCACATCCACCAGCTCAATGCAGCCGGGGGCCAACAGTTTGACGATGGCGGTCTTTTTGGCGATGCTCAGGTAGGTGTCAGCCTTCTTTACGCTTTCTGCTTCGAGACTTGCGAACTTGTTTTCCATTCTGCGTCTCCTTCTTTTGTTTAGTTATGTGTGTCGCTTCTTCTTTACCAGAAATAGTTTCCTCGGCCTTGCCCTCGGCATTCGGGATGACGTTCCGTACATACATCCCGCTGGGAAGGACAGTTGTTGCATCCGGGGCCTGCTCCACCGACTTCAGGTTCTTTACCCGAGGGATGACGTTTTGGTGGTATCCGACAGAAGGGGATCGGTTCTGCGGTTGGAGCCGCTTGCACTCCTGAAAGCCCGGAGTATTCTCGTACTGCCGGGTCTGTGGGCAGTTGTACTGGTGGGCGCACAGGAACCTTCCCTCACAGTATAGGGCCTGCTTTCCTGTCTGGTTGGTCGCCTTTTGACATCTTGGCTTGTTCAGCATGATTGTCACCTCTTATTCAACTGAATTTTCAACTTCCGGTCAGTTTGATTTCTGCTGTCAGAGTCGCAGTCCCATCTGTGATGCTCACTGTTAGAGGAACAGGGGAGGGGTAGTAGCAAGAGATGGCAGACTGCGCTCCGACTATTTGCGCGGTGTAGCAGTTCTGATCAGGCCCGGAGAAAGACCACTCCACAGGGCCCTGTTCCCCAGCTACGGCTAGTTTGCGGCTCTGGTATGCTGGGATATTCCTCGGTACGTCAGTAGCCCAGTGAAGCCCTGTTGGAGCATCTTGTACCTCTAAAACGGTGTCTGTGAAGATGCTAGGGTTCTCCTTCAAAGTGCATCGAATGATTACCTGACCGTTTACCATGCCTGTTACCACGCCATTCTCGTCCACCGTGGCAATCTCCGGGGAGTGGGAAGACCACAGATAAGTCACAGCGATGGTGTCCGCCACCGCCTCGCCGTTTCGGATAGAGGATGGCACAAGAGAAACGTGTTCACCGGCCTGAATCGACCGGGGGCCGGTGACATTGACTATCCATGAGAACGCCAGCCCATCCGCCACCTGATGCTTCATATCGTCCCGTTCCGTCGGTTCTTGGTAGTACAGGGAGAAGCGGAGCACCCGCACACTGTCCTGCTGGTCGGTGAACTCCCGTATGTAGTCAGACAGGCCCCGCACGGCAAAGCCGCTTGTTCCAAGAATCATGCGGGTGTTGTTTTTAAGATTCTGAATCGTCCATGGGTTGGCCTGCATGATGCAGTCCATATAGCTGTCTGCCAACTTCATAGTTTCCGTATCTGTGTTGGCGTTCGCCATGGTGTTTGGCCGGGTGATGACCATCGGTTCAGATACGATGTTGCCAAAGTAGTCCAGACTATTCCACACGGCGTTGCACCGTTTCACCAAAGCGTTCCCGGACACGCTTGCTATATTGGCGGGGTTGTCCGCCAACCAACAGTTGTTCCAGAACCAGAACTTGGTGCCGGGCCTTATGTAGTCGATATCTGGCCGCTCAAAGTACACCACCCGCCAATCATCGTCGTGGGACATATTACTGGTATTGAGGGAAGAAAAGTGGGCAGCGGTTCGTATCTTATACCACCCAGCTTTCCACGCATCATCGTCCTCAAGCCCCTGCACTTGTGCTTCAAAGAAGTCCGTGGCATACTGCGCCATACTTCGGAGGTGCTGTTTTGCGGGGTCCGCCATGTATTGGTGCTGGAGGCCAGTGCCGCTCGGGGTGTTAGAGTCCCGTTGGATGACAGGTCGGCGTTGCATAAACGGCATGGTATCACCCCTTCGTGACAAGGGCCTTCAGCTCGTCGTAATGTTCCTTGGTGATTTTCTTGGCCTGATACAGTTTTTCTACCCTATCAGCCGACCACAGGCCAGTGGATACATAGTAGCGCATGGTTTCTACGTCCATCTTAAAGCCCTCCCATCAACAGAATATAGTCCATGTCGGCCCTCAGTTGTTCCACTTCGCTCGGTCCACCCTTTGCCTCCTGGAATAGCTCGTTGTAGTGATTTTGGACATAAGTTTGAAGGTCAGGCCGCTCCCGCATCTCTAAGTGGTACTCCTCATACTCCCAGCCCTCATAGTCACTGCTTTTATATGGAACAGCGTTTTTGTAAAACCGTACAAGGTAATAGCCAGAATGTTTTGGCTGCTTTTCTACAGTAAAAGCAGGTGGATTAACGTCACCGTGTACTCTCATGCTTGCACCTCCTGACGACGGAAAATAAGGCGGGCACCATTCGAATCTGCTTCTGAAGCAGAGTTGTATCCGCAATAAATATCAAATAATCCGGTGCTATAGTTATTGTTATAGTGATTTCCGACTACTGCAATGCGCCATGACTGACCACTAGAGATAATCACCCGATCTGGTATATATGAACTTTGACTGCCTCCTGCTTCGGTTGGGATGAATGCCCATGTGGCCCCTTCAAATAACCCGGTTTTACTTATATACCCGCTTATTGAAACTCCTGGCATACTTGTACTTACATAGTTGATTCCAGTATCATCTGCATAATTTTCTGGATTTGTACAAATAAGGAAAGTACCTTCGTAGACATTTATACCATCTATTACTTGGTATAGATTCCCCCATAGATTTTCAATCCATCTATATTGTATGGCCGTATCTCCATCTGTTCCAGACGCACGCCCTGTGTGGTAAATCATGTTGTCCGTTCCGCCATTGTTCAATGGAGCAGAGCGTCCAGAAGTATAGCCTAGGCCAATGGTATTCTGACTATCCCAGTCTGCAAATTCAACTAAGTAAAGTAACCATGCAGCGCACCATGTCATATAATCATATCCATCCCAGCCCGTACCTTTTGCCCGAGAGTTTGTGCGGATGGTTGGCCTTGTTGCACCACGTAAAGGTTGTATACCTGAAATGGACTTATATCCTGGAGTTGTATTATACCTTCCGATGTACGTCCCGCTGCCAGGGTGCCTCTCAAACCCTTCAAGTGGCATTGAAGATATATAGAAAAATCGGATACTTCCGGCGTCCGATACGCGGTAATAAAATTTAGGAATCCATACCAACGTTTCATGTTCTGTGCGGGAAAATCCAGGCTCTCCCCGTTTGTAAATTTCTGTTCCATTTCCATCAAGGTTACATTCATAAATTTCTGACCAAGGCGCAATCCGGTCAAATGGGGAAGTTCCGCCTATTATCCCAATTGCGGGAGAGGGGTCTTCAGTCACATTAGTTGTAACATAGCTGTATGGATCATTATTGATAGTCAAGCGGGTCAGTTTAGTTGATGGGTTTGCCATATCCCAAGACACACCACACACAGCTCCGCTGGAAAGTGTGACAATATATTGCCGTACTGTAGAGATAGCCACTTGGTCGGTTACCTTTTCTCCATCAAGTGTGGCTGATATATCCCAAGTTCCAAATAAGGGAATATCTACGGTGACCGCTCCATTTTCGTTTGTCTGTAACGTCAGTTTTGTTTCAGCTTTCTGAATGACTACATCGATGTTTGGAGAAGATGGGGCTGTATATATGATAAGTTGTGGCTTCATAGCGGTAGGTTTCACTACTGGGGTGTAAATCGCCCCGTTGTAAATTTGGGTTGCATTATCCTCTTCAACAGACACCTTTGCAGATATCGAATTTCCTTGAATGGATATACCATCTCCAGCAGTATAGGAAGTAATTCCCGTAGAATTTTGTGTATAATCAAAGATAGGCATTGTTTTTACCTCCTACTCATGCGCCTTTTGGAGCCCGATACTCAATCCTACAGCTTGTCCCAACGGTTGGACTATCGTTTGTTAAAAAATATCCTATTCCAGCATCTGTATCATCGTTCCAGTCTCCACCAGTGACAGACATGTAGATTGACTCAGAAGCATTGCGAATATTTGCACGATCCGGGATATAAGTACTAGAACTGCCTCCAGACTGATCAGGTAAAATGCACCAATTGTAGGTATCTATCACGTTTAGTCGGGTAATGTAGCCGGAATTGGAACTAAAAGGCCCAAGGTCAATGTAGTCGGTTGGAATCGAGCCACCATATTTAGTAGGGTCAAGGCAGATATACATATTGCCATTCAGTTTGTTGACCCCATCTGTCAACTGGCGATAACTCCCCCACAGTTCCTCTATTCCGCGATACTGCATTGGGCTGCTTGAAGTGGACGCTGTTTTTTTGCCTGTGTGGTATATCATATCATCGGTAGCTCCATTCGGCGCACCAGCAGAAGCATTTACTTGTCCGGGTCCTATCAAAGCCTGACTTCTCCAATCTGCAAATTCAACAGCATATAAGAGAAATATGGCACACCAAGTAGAGTAATCAAATATTTGCCAACCACTACCTTTTTTGGTGGCATACGAACGAGCGTAATCGGCATTAAAGGAGCTCCCGTAACTTGGTGTTCCACCCGATTTAGACGTAAATACTCCGTTTTCAATTTTGACTCGGTATCGAGCCACATACGTGTTACTACCCGGATGAAGTTCAAATCCTGAAATTTTATTGTCGGCAATATAGAAGTAAATCATATCTTCTGAAGAAATGATTTTGTAATAGAAAGGTGGAATATAAACCATGGTATCATTGGCGGTCCGAGTAAATAATGGGTTATCCTGGTCAATAATATCTCTATCTACAATGTTGACTTCTTTCATTCCCATCCATGGAAGATAGTTATCAAATGGGGAACTTCCGCCTCCTGTTCCTACCGCCGGGGATGGTTCTGATGATACCGTATTATTCACGTACCCATTTGGATCATTTTCCGAAGTAAGGCGTTTCATTTCCGGGCTAGAATTGGACATGTCCCACACAACGCCAAAAATAGTAGCCGGAAATAAAGATAAGCCGACAGAATACATGTCCGCGTGTGTAACATAAATCGTTTCTACATTCGTGATGTCCCCATAGGTCGCTTGTACGGCCCAAGGCCCAAATGCGCTTACTTCTAGGGTTGCAATCCCGTCAGCATTTGTCGTACCAGAAACTACAGTTTCTCCCTGTGTGGCTGTGACAGATATTCCGAATAAATTTTCCGCTCGCACGGTTACTTCGATCAATGGGAACGTTTTACCCTCAAACGGTATGTATGTGTAAATCCCATTTTTGCTGATGCTCGTAGCATTGTCACAGCTATTTATGGCCCTGATGGATACAGCCTCATTGGTGATGGAGACTCCGTTTCCAGGCACAAGTTTGTTTCCGCCGATATTGGGAGTTACATCGAATACAGCCACTTTTACGCCTCCCATGCCATTGTAGGAAAGATTAGGGCATTATAGTTTAGATCAATATCCGGTTTACTCTGGGCTGTGTAGGTTAGCGAGTTGTCTCCTTGTGCACTCCACTTTACCCCGGAATTGGCGGCATTAGTTGCATCCGTTGGCGTTGCAGGGCCTGTTACCGCCGAATTGTCCTTTGTAATACCAGCAACCGTCGCTGTTTGTGTATAAGGCGCGCTTTCGCCTGCCCAACCTGTGGAAGTCAGGGTAAAGGGTACGGCATCGGTAGAGGCGGCGGAGCCCCCGCTGCTTCCGTCCCGCCCTCTTGGTATGGTAAAATCGAATACAGCGTCGCTGGAGGTTCCGCTGTTGGTCACCTGTGCGGCTGTTCCAGGATCTCCGGTGGTCACGGTACCAATCTTGACTGTTGCAGCTTTTCCATCAGCACCAGCAGGGCCTTGAACGCCTGCCTCTCCTTTTGGACCCTGTGCACCAACCGCACCCTGCGGACCAGCCGGGCCCTGAACTCCAGCTGTACCGGATGGCCCCTGTTCGCCCCGTGGACCTGCGGGCCCGGTCGGGCCCGGTTCTCCCTGTGCGCCTTGTGGGCCGGTCGGGCCAGCGGGGCCAGCGGGGCCCTGTTCACCCTGCGGCCCCTGCTCTCCTGGGTCGCCCTTGGGGCCCTGGATGCCTTCCGTGGTACTCAGGTCATAGAAGAACTCATAGGCAGATGCCCCTTTGGCGTAGATGTATCCGCCCTGTTCGCCGCCGGTCTGGGTGGAGATCCCCACAAGAGAGCCCTGCGGCAGACCATCGGTGGCATAACCCTCGTTCATGGCGGAAACGGTATCATATATCTTCTGAATGAGGAACGGATTTCCCTGGTCTCCCTTGGGACCCTGGATGCCTTGCGGGCCTTGCGGGCCGACACTACCGGCAGGACCCTGTGGTCCTTGTGGCCCCTCTGGCCCCGTGGCTCCCCGTTCTCCCTGGATACCTTGCTGGCCTTCCGGTCCCTGTACACCGGGCTCGCCCTGTGGTCCTGTGGAACCAGTTGGGCCAGCAGGCCCAGCAGGTCCTTCCACGCCCTGCTCGCCTTGAACGCCCTGCGGTCCGGCAGGTCCGGTCGCTCCAGGGGCGCCCTGGTCTCCCTTCGCGCCCGTGTCGCCCTTCGGGATGCCGAAGTTAAAGGTCACGTTGGTATTGGAACCGCTCTTTTCAACGGTGGCCTCGCTCCCCGCTGGAAGCGTCTCCACGGTGGCGTTGATGTTCGGGACTACCACGGAGCCGCCGCCGGAGCCGGAACCGCCGCCGACGACCATTGCGCCAACAATTCCGTCTTTAATGGACATTTTTGATTCGCCCCCTATCTCACTTGACCCATTCCAGGTTGCCGTTGAGAATGTAGGTCACACGACCGATTCCGCTTCCGTCCGCGCTCTCGGCGCAGAACGCCTGAGAGCCGATGCCGCAGTTGGTGGGCAGCTCAGCAGAGTCTTCCTCGCTGTCTAGCACGAAGGTGGACGTGAACGGGTCGGTGCCAATCAGATGAAATGCCATGACCATGACCTCCTTGTTCAGAAAAGATTGATGGAAGGGCTGAAATTTACCACGCCGCGGTAGGTACAGGCTTGCTCATACCGGCGGAGTTCCTGATTAAGCGTATCTTCCTCACTCCGCCGCTTTTCCTCCTGCGCTCGTGTCCAGTTGGCTTCGTTAGGTGGGGCAAAGGATTTGTCACTCACTTTAGCTGACCGCGCTAGCCAGTTCCCGGTGAAGCGGTACTCCCATACCATGTGGAAGCACAAGCCCAGGATGCGCTTCATATCCGGGGAGAGCGTTTTTTGGAACACTCCGTCCCGATACAGGTCGATGATGAACTCTGTGCCAGATATCAGCCCAGCAGGGAAAGTCACCTTCCCCGTCTGAGGGTCGTAGGTTTCCATGGAATAGGGAGTGTCCACGGGATTTCCAAATTTATCTGTGCCCCGGATAACCACAGAACACAGTTCGTATCCAGGCTTGGCCTGGATGGTGATAGGCTCTGTAGTAGGTGTCTGCATTTCTCCAGGTGGCAGGATTTCAGCCGGTACAGCCCACTGTGTCTCCGAGAAAAAGGACGGGGTACGCTGGGATAGATAGGAGATGATTTCCGTTGGCCGATTGAATCGGGGGATTGCCGCTTGAAGATAGTAGGAGGCGGTATTGAGAAAGGCCGCCGGATTGATGTCGTATGCCTCCTGGTTTCTCACATCGTCTGTGAATAGGTTGCCATAGTTCAGGATGATGTCAGACCATTTTGTGGTCGCTCCCAGCGGCTCTACCGGGGCCAAAACTGTGTTCTGATAGGGAACGTCATCATAAAGAAGCGTTACCGTGACTTCTTCGGTGCCTGTCAGCGGGGGCACACCGAAGTAGTCCTCCCTCTGCGGGGCTGGTGCGGAGTGGAAATAACCTGTCGCTCCCGTCTCGAAACTCTGGGCGCTGTTCAGGTGGAGGGGGTATGACTGCCCATTCAAAGTTACGGACACGGACTTATATGCGGCTGTGTCGCCCTCATAATCAGGGTCCTTTTGGACAACCACCCCCACCCAAGGGATAGCGGTAAAATAGCCGTCCGGGAAAGCGGAGGCAGGGGAGAATGGGTCTGTACTGCCGCCCTGGGCCTCCACATCAGCGAGAAAGGCGGAGTATATAGGCTTGTTGTTGATGAAATAGGCGTGGATGCCTGTCAAAGGGGCCATATGATCCGCCTCCTGTCTGTGTTCTGCACTCCAGTTCATGCGCCGGAGCGCCAGCATATAAAGCGGGGATTTTATGCGCTCCCCGCCGGGGCGCATCAGACCTTGTTCAGGCTCTCCAGAATTGGCCGGAACATCCCCTTGGGGTCCTCGGACTTGGAGAGGTCGTTCAACGGCTCCACTTTTTCACGGGAAATGCGGTTGTCGCCCCTCTGATAGGAGGAGATGAAGTGGGTGGCGACCATCCGCTTGTGCTCGACGCACAGCTTGGAGAACAGCTCCTTTAGCCGCTCCAGCCCCACGTCCAGCAGCCGGTCGAACATTTGCATATCCAGCAGTTCGCCGTCCTTGTAGTCAACATTGTACCGCCGACGCTCATCCTCGTTCAGACCGTTCAGGACAATAAGCCGCCGCTGGTTCAGCAGCCCCCGGATTTCCGGTGTCATGAACTTTCCGCCAAACTCCTTGCGGGGGACCTCTACATAGCCTCCCACACCGTTTAAATAGCCGTAGTCCCCCAAGGACAGCACATTGGTAGGGGAGACGGCGGCGATGTAGGTCAGCTCCACAGTTTCTTCCGGCTTCGCCATGACCACGGTGGAGCCCGGATTCTTCTGCATGGCCTCGATTTGCTTCTGCATGGCCTCCAACTGCTTGGCAAGGGCTTCGTTCTGCTGGCGTAGCAGTTCTGTCTCTGTGGGCTGTGACTGCCCGACGGTATCGGCAACAGGATTGGCTTCCATAGTTTCCGCCACGGTGTTTTTGATGTTTCTTACGCCTCTGGGCATTTTTAACGCCCCTTTCTGTCAAGATTTGAAGGGTGGGGAGGGCCCCGAAGGGCCGCTCCCCTATAGAAAAGGAGGAAATCAGGAAGGCATCTGAATGGCGGCGACCTTGCTGCCCATCACGATTTTGGTGTCCATGACGGCGGTACAGTCGATGTAAATGGAGTTGTCGCCGCTCTCGCGGGGCTCCATCTCAATGACCAGAGGAGAACCCTCGGCAAAGGCGGTGTAGACGGGGGCGTAGGCGCGGCCAATGCGCCCGGAGATGAGAATGAGGCCCTTCATGCCCAGCATCTCGCCGGTGGTATTCACGGTGCCGGGCACCATGGCTGGGTCCACATCAAACAGAGGCACACCGCCCACCACGGACAGGAAACCGTTGCGCATCCACTCCTCGCCCAGGCCGTAGGTTAGGGCGGCATCGGAGGGAGTGCCCAGCGGGAGAACCTTTTGGAGGTCGCGGTAATCGCCAAAGGCCATCAGTTGGTTCCGGGGGATACCGTTTGCAGTGGAGGTCGCCACAATAGCCTCTGCCCAGTTCTGGGAGTTGTAGGTGTCGAAGGTCAGGTAGTCGGGGATGTAGGGGCTGTTGTCAGCCAGGGTCATAATGGCCCCGATGTAGTTCGCCATGATGCGGGAGTACATACCGCCCATGATGGCGTTATAGTACCAGCCGATGTCCACATCGTTGCCCACCATCTGGTACCACTTGATGACAGCCCGGCAGGTGTAGGGCCGGGGATTCAGAGTGATGGTGTCATCGTAGAGGTAGTTCATGGTGGTGGAGCGGGAAGCGCCCCAGCTGGAATCCTCGAACAGGAAGATGTCGTTGCTGTGAACGGTAATCTCCTTCGTCTGGCCCAGGGGCACAGTGGTAGTCTCCATTAGGAGGCCGCCCATGTTAGAGATTGTGTAGGGCAGCAAGGGTGTGATGATCTCCCTGGAAATACCGGCCAGCGTGGCGAGGAAGTTCCGGTCTCGTAACAGACCAAGGTCGTTCTGGACCTGGGCGAAGTCCTCGGGGGCGGGCTTGCCCTGCACAGCATAAGCCTGGGCGGCGCAGAACATCAGCAGGTTCTTTTTGTGCCCGGAGGACAGGTTAGTGTAGGCAATATCGTCCATGCGAGGCTTGTACTCGCTTTTGTTGCGAACCTTGTTGGAGAGACGCCCGTTGTACTCCATGGTCACCAGCCGACCGGTGGCGATCAGTTCGTTGCGGGAGATGCGGCCCATCTTGGTATCCGCTGTATTGACTTTGAAATTGTCAAGGGAAATGCTGTTCAGTTTCAGAGACATTTATGCTTCAGCTCCTTTCTCAGTCCGCACCAGCCACGGTGACGGTCACGGCGTAGCTGATGGAGGTGTGGCTGCCCTCGTTGACAGTGATGGTGAAGTTCTTGCTGCCGCCGGCAGTAGCCACATTGGTGGTGTCCACCGTGATGGTCTGGGTGGTGCTGCCGTCGCTTCCTAGGGTCACGTTGCTCTGGTTCGTGCCACTCTTGGCGAGGGTTTGCCCGGAGGTCTTAGTCGCCGTGATAACCACGCTGTCGGTGCTGTTCTTCACGTTCACAGTAACGGTCTTGGTCGCCCCACCTCCGTTGATGGTATTTGAACCATCGGGGGATGGAGTAGTGAGAGCAAAGGTCACATCAGCAGTAGGGGCTACAGGGGCCGATGTTCCTGCGATACCGTTGAAGTGGGCGATGACCCGGTACGCCTTACCCCAGTTGCGTGTTCCGACGGTTGGATAGACCTCGCCCACGATCTCGAACCAGTACCCGGTGTTGGCATCTGGTGCGGAGGCCCCAGCGACCAGCAGACCGTTGGAGACTGTGGCGTACTTGGTCGTCTGGAGGTCGGTTGGGGCAGTAGAGAAGTTGCCAGAGCCGAACACATATTGCCAGCCAGGTACAATGCGGCAGAAAGTACCCACTACATCGGCAGGCAGTTCAAGACCAGCAGTATTTGCTCCGACGCGCCAATTGTTTACGCCGTCACCCACCATGTTCACATCGTAGGAATCATAGGCAAACAGCTCCAGGATTTCTCCGTTGGTGGTGTTGGAGCCGCTGACAGCTTTGTTGAAAATCCAGGTATTCCCATTCAAAATGCCGTTATAGCCGGAGGCGGGCATAAGCTGGAGTTTCGTCACCAGAAAACCGGAGGGGCAGATCTCGGGAGTGCCGGCGTCCTGGTACACACCGGCCAGATTCGCCATTGCATCATACTGGCGGTTGCCGTTTTTCAGTTCAAAAAAGGTATTGGCAATTCGAGCCATTCTGTATTGCTCCTTTCTCAGTCGGAAATGTTCTTGATGGCCTGGGACAGGAAGGCGTTGGAGTCGCCCCCGGCTGCATTGGTTGCCGATCCGCCGCCCTCCCAGACATAGCGCTTCTCCTGCGCGTTTGCCTTGGCTCTGGCGGCCTGCATGGAAAGTTCGCCGATTTTGCTCATCACGTCTGCGGTGGCCTTCTGGTCTCCGACCCACTCGCCTGCCTCGTTAAGCACGGTGTTGTAGCACCCGGCCTCCACAGCGTCCATGAGCTGTTTACGGGTATCTTCGCTCAGTTCCATGTGGCAGGCATCGGCCTCACTTATGGCTTTCTCAATGACTTCCTTGGCGGCCTTAATACGTCGCTTGTCCTCGGCCTCGTTCATAGCCTTGACCTTTGCGTTCAGAGCCTCATTTTCCTTTTCAAGGTTGGAACACTTGGTCTCAGCGGATTCGGCCCGGTTGTTTGCGGCTTCCACAGATGCTGCCAGCATGGTGGTCACATCGACGGATACCACAGTACCGTCCTCGAACTTGAAGGGGGCGGAGAGATTGGCATAGGTGATTCGCTCCGGGATAACGGTATCGTGGTCCTCGGCCTTACTGGCATAAGTGCAGGGGAGGCCGCTGGCATTGAGCATCAGGATATGGTCGCCATTTTCGCTCATGTCCAGGATGCGGTAGTCTTTGAACTTCTCCTGTACTTTTTTCAGCAGAGGGACATTGCTCATTCCGCTCAAAGTTTTCACTCCTTTATTGTTGTCTTGCGGCTTGTCCGTATGGTAGGACGCGGCCCGGAGTTGCATTTCCTTGAATTGGCTCTGCATAGCCTCCAGCGCCTTGATGTTCGCCCCAGGGACAGCCGGTGCAACGCCGTCGCCCAGGATGGTGACACCCAGTCCGTACCATTGGGAGTAGACCTCCCGGTCTGTCTCCCGGTGGGCCTTCGTCACGTTGGTCTCGGCGGATACAGACATGCGCCCCTGTCGTGCAATCTTGTCCACCAGCTCAGGATTATAGAAACGCCAGAGCTTTCCCCTGGCGATGGCCCACACTTCACCGTCCCGTTCCTCGGTCCATACGGCGTCGTCTGTGTCATAAATTATGCCGACAATGCGCTCTGCGGTTCCGTCTGTGAAGGAGTAATGGACTTGTCCGTCCATCCCCCTGCTCTCAGTCATGTTGTGGCCGTCTCCGATACGTCCGCCAGGAAGATAGGCGCACAGGATGGGGGTGCCCCGGAAGGTATTGGCGTAGCGGCCAATGTTCCGGTAGTCCCAGCCATTCTCATTGAGGCCGGAGCGCATAATTTCGATCCGCACGTCCCAATTCAGGTCGTTGTCCTGTTGAAGCACTCGGAGGGAACCCAGGCCGTCGAATGGGGCGGCGGACTTGGTCTTGATTGGCATTAAACATCGTCCTCCTCTCCGTTGTCCGGTAGGTCGTAGATGCTTTTAACCCACTTGTCGAAGCTGGACATACTCGAGCCGTTATCCCACATAGACCAGCTTTCCAGCAGTTTCTTCCGATCCTTGCTGTTCTCAATCTGGAGGCTTTCCACCTGCCGGGCCAGACCAGGGAAGTGCCCCTGACTCTGGCTGGGTACACCTCCCACCTCATTTTCCTTTCGGTCGGCCACGTTAATAAATCTCTGGAGGGCCTTGTCCACGTTATCGTTAAGCTCAATGCAGACACGGAACACTTCGTCCAGGCTATCCAGAAGTTCGTCCAGTTCAGGCACAGATGGGTATTCAATTTCAAGCCCCTGTTGCCGCATGATAGCGGAAAACTGGTCGATGTACTCCGGCTGCTTGTGTTCCATAGTGTGGAGGGAATCACTCAGATAGGCCATTCCATACCGGCCCCACACGATCTCCTTGATGGAGGCGTAATATTGCATTGCCGCCCAGTAGGCACGAATGACTTCCCGCATGGGGTCGCGCAGAGCGAAGAACTTCGGGTTTTCATAATTGAAAAACTCGCGCTTTTTCATCAAATTAACAACCCTCCTTTCGACCAAATTTTGTTTTCAAAGTGGATAACCATTCCAATTTGTTAGAATACTCTACTTTTTGGTGGGTAGTATAAACCTTAAAAATTCCGTTGTTCTCCTCAACCACAGCTACATTCCCACGTTCCAGTATGCGGCCAACTGCTTGAATTACTTCCTTTGGGATTTCCTCCGCTCTAGTCCGCATCTTTCATATCCTCCGTTCCTTCGCTTGTGACATCTGCGATATCCATTTCCGGCCTCCCGCCCTGATCTGCGGCAGGGGAGGGAGGGAGCTGTCCTCCGTTCTTGGCAGTGTAGCTGGTTACAAGCGGCAGTCTCATGTCCAGCACTCCACTCTCCTTTACGGCGGCGCTCATGCTCAAGTCATCCAGCAGCGAGCGGCCCATTATGGCGTTGTAACGGTAAAGGTCTGGAAGAACACCCATAGACATGCTCTTTTGCATGTTGGCCCTTTCTTTCTCGTCGTTGTAGAGGTCTCCGAACATGTGGAATCTCCAGGTGTACCGGAGGTTCAGCGTAGAGTAGATGTAGTTCATCATCCGTTCAAACTGTTGGTAGACCCTTTGACAATATTTTGCCTCCAACTGAATGGAAATGTTTACCGTGCCAGCGCGTGGGTTGTCGTTAATGGGGATGAGACCTGCCAGACCGGATTTCTCGACGGCGTAGCCGTAGCCGTTGGTAGATATCTCCGTGGCGCTCGGCGCCTCAGCTAGTTGGTGGAGTTTTAGATTCTCCGCTGGAGCCATAAAGAAACCGATGCCGGAGGTGTTGTTCTGGGATAGCATATTGTACCAGAGGGTTTCGTACAGGATGCGCCCACCCTCAGATAGCTTTATCCCGTCGTCCTGCGGGGCGGCGCTGTCATTCCGGTAGGGTATTTCTCCGGTCATCACAGCAATCAGCGGGTTTTGCACCAACTCCAATTGGACCTGCTCATACTGAGCGATAGCAGACATGGAGAGATAAAGCCCTGTCATAGTGGAAGCGAGGTTTGGGTTTGTATCATCTATCTCGAAGCCCCAGACTTTGTCGATTGGAAGAGTCACCCAATAGGCCCACCGCCCGTTCTGGACGTATGCCTCCGGGTTCCCGACCAGATCCTTCATTTGAGCTAGTTTGTCTAAATTGACCCGCCAGCCCTTTGAGGCAAACACAGCGTTTCCGGGCGGCTCAATCACAGCGTCGAAGCTCTCCAGATAGGGGATAAACAGATCTCCAAACTGCCTCCAGTCAGTACCCGGTTGGAGGAAATAGAACATATCGAAGGAGACGGTATAGCCGGAAATGTTGTTGTAGCCGATGATTTTTAGCCAGTCTGGCGGGAGTTTCTGCATGAAAGCGTAGTTGACTTTGTTGTGGGACTTATCTACATCGTATCGGATGTAGTAAAACACTTTGCCCTCTTGGATTGCTTGCCCGGTAGCTTTGTGGGCGTTGGCTTTTGGGTTCAGTTTGTCGTTGAACTTCTCCAACAGGGCAGCTTCACGCCAGAACTCAGGCGTTTTGGCATCATCTTCGTCGGTGAATGCCGGGGCCGTATAATAGTTGTATGTCATCAGGTCGGTGTAGAGCTTCCTGATTTTTAGCATCGGATAAGCTGTAGCCTCCAATGCGTGATGGGTTCCTCTCAGCAGGGCTTCGTTTCCGCCTGGATTCTTGATAGCCTCACCAATGGCGTCCTTGCTATACTCGACGGGAAGGGTGTTAATTTGCTTGACCCGCTTATTCTGAATCCATGGGTTGTTATCCATTGCCCGGTCATAGGCCCGGAACAGGGCATCCATCGGCATATTGGAGAACTTCGCAGAAAGCACATTGATTTGCCGCAGGAGGTTTTGATAGATTGTCTGCACTTTTCGCTAAGCCTCCTTCAGCCGTACTTGCTCTTTCTCCAGCTCTTTTTCTAGATCAGCCAGAAAGTTCAGAATACCTGCCTGGGCATCCAGGTCATTGTGCAGGGCTTCGCCTGCGATGATGATATTGCAGGCGGCTACCCACTCCCGGTCAGGTGCGGGAAGAGATCTTGCGTTCCTGATGAGCGTACTCCATCCCGGTTTCCGTTTGTTAGTATAGACAAGAAGATGATGGGGGGTGGCCCGGTGGAAGCGGTACTTTTCCGCAGCGTAATCGATGTGCTCTGCTGTTGGAGTCATTTGATAGATTCGGTATCGGTTCAACATACTCTTCCCCTTCTTCCAAGCACACGCGGCCTATACGACGCTACCCCCGATGCTGTGGCTGAGGCACGGCGGGCGGCGGCTATCAGCGGTTCCCAATTTGTTTTCCGGCGGGCGGACTGGATGAGGTTCTTTCGTTCCAGAAGCTGTGCCACCCGCAGTGTGTATTTTGTCGCAGACCACATATCACGCTGGATGAACTTGGATACCCGGTCCTCCGACCAATTTGAGCCCCGGTATTTGATTTGCAGATTCTTGATTTGACGGACCATCTCATGGGCCTTGATATATGGAAGAACGATTTCTACGTCACTGGAGCTGTCCGTGATTTTGTGAGCTTTTTTATATGCCTCCAAACCGGCGTAGTGGTCTGGAACGATCATCTGGACGTTGCCGTTTTCAAACTGCATCTTGGCGTATTTTATCATCTCACCGTCCGGATCGCTGTTCCCTGTTTCCCTGGCGCCGTTACTGGCTTTGACCGGGTAAATAACCGGAAGCGCACCGGGTAGCTCCAACTCTGGGTAGTCATGGTTCATGCAGCACAGCGTCACCCTGTCGCCCATATCCTTCATCAACTGCTCCGTAACAGACTTTCCGTACTGCTTATCGTCGATGGCGATGTAGGTCAGGAAATTGGACCCCGACATGGAAAATCGCGTCCACATCTGTTTGAGGTATTGTGCTTGTAGGCTGGCCTCCCTTGGCAGCATATCGTTAAGATATACCACCTGCTTCAGGAACACATCCTTCTTGGAGTCCTCCTTCTGAGCGGTCAATTTCGTTACTGCTATGGCGCATTTTGCGTGGTTCGCACCTTCCTCATGGGATACGTCGTAGCCGATGATATAAATGCAGTTCGGATTCCCGCAATGGCGCTCCTCCATGACCTTCAACACCTGGGACTTAGTGAGCGCCACATCTGAAATGACCGGGTCTTTTGTGTCTCCGGTGTAGACACTCTCGCACTCTCGTAGCCACTTCTCAGGAGTCATATTCTTTTTTAGGCCCCGAAAGTATTCAATGTCTCGGATACCTGACAGGACGGAGACTGTCCAGGGCACGTCTATGGCAAACGCGCTCTTCCCAGCCACCATGTCGGCCAGAATGTCGCACCGATACTTGAAGGCATCGTTTTGCTGGGAAGAAGCAGAAGTGATATAGTGCTTCTTGAAGTTGATATGATTTGGGTCAGGATAACCGTTCACTAGATGACGCAAACGGTTTGTTGGGTCAACAACCGTCTGATAGCGATCATGGTCGAAGGGGTACTCGTCTTCCTGCCCGCACTCCTCACAGATGACTTGGTGGCAGTTATCGCCGCGCTTGGATGTTATGCGGAACTCGGAATTGGTATCGGTGATAAGGGTAAAATCACCCTTTGCAGATGTCTTGATAATGATTTGGCTGGTTAAGGCAGGATAGTTCTTCTGCACCTGCTCAAATGCTGAACGGGCCAGATCCGCAGCCTGATCCATGGTTGGGCCAAAGTAGCGAATACGCTCATGTGGCCAGCACAGCATTTCGGTTGATGCGCCGGATAGTTTTGTGTAGGTCTTGGAAAGGCCACGGGAACCAGTGATAAAGGTTTCTTTATACCGGGCATCTGCACGCCAGATAAGTGCTTGAATGAATTGTTGCTGGAAATCGGCCTCTGGGGATTGGCAGATGGCAAGCAGCCGATCAGGATACCAACGGAAGTAGGAGAGGAGCAGGCACCAGCTTTCAGAGTTCTTCTTGGAGTAGTCCACCGGTTTTGGTTCCCCGCGCTTTATCCATCTATGAAGTGTGGGGTTCCACCATTTACCGGCTGGCATTTTACTCAACTCCTCGGTTCTACTTTTTCTTTCCTTTTAGCTTTTTCTTTTCCAATTTCATGGGCGGGAGTCCCAGACATTTCAATGTGTCCAACTCTGCCTTGCTCATATCACTGTCGAACTCTCCGTATTGCGGTTCAATCTGAAGTTCCAAGGGAAGCTCGTCCGATTCGGCTATGCCCATGTTCCGACGTGTACAGTTGACGATTTCTCGCAGGATGTAGTCCAGATAGTCGTGAGACATGGGATACTTGGCTTGATCTCCGCGAAGCTTTCCCAGAAGTTCATCATACCCTAGCAGGTCTCCGTTTTTCATGTACCCGGCCCGTTCCAAGGCATCGCCCAGTGTATCCAACTTAATGGGAGCCACCGGGGCCTCGTCGCGCTTCCGCATGAGGTTGTCTGCCATAAATTTGGAGCGGATGTCGTTCAGTTTGCGGGCGTCATCGTATTCTTTCCTTGCCATCGCTTTGGAGTAGTCAAGCTCGAGTTTACATATCTCTCGAAGATTGTGCTCCATTTCTTCGTCAATGCCGTTCTCCATCAGACCCCCGGCTTTGATGGAGTAGAGCCGGTCGAGCTCCTTATAGTCCCCGGTTGTGTAGTCGCTCAATATGCCCCACTTGCGGCGCTGGGCCTTTGTACCAGGCAGCTTGGCAGAGGTTCCCTCCATGGTCGCTCCTGCTGCGAACTTTGTCCTGGCGTCGATTTTTCCGCCAAAGAGCACAGAGATGTCCGTCATACCATCCACAAACGCCGCCGGTTCGCCGTCGTCCTTGTATCTGTATTCGCTGGTTTCCAAGTTTTCTAGATACATGATCCAAGTGATCTCGTCGACGTCATATGCTCCGTTTGGCATACATTCTGGAATGAATGGGAGATTGTAGGCCGCGCAGCATAGGAAGTATGCAAAGGCGGGAGAGGTGTCCTCCGCAAAATCCTCGAACTGCTTCTGCTGGCAGTCACGGCAATAATGGACGAACCGCGTATCTTCGTACCAATCTGGGGAGGCTAGGACGCCTTCCTCCTCATTGAGGCCACACCCACAGTTGACGCAGTATACAGTTGCTATTTCCTGCTCCTGCCCATTGTTGTGCATTTCCGACACCCTGTTCCCTCCTCGCAAGAAAACAAAAAGAGGCCACTGCCAACTGCATTATACAGTCAACAGCGGCCCCAAATGGCCCCTCTATGCCGTCAATTTGGCACAGGTATCTTATTATTTCTTATTTTACCGCTTTTCCACTCAAATTGCAACAACTTTTGTCGGGTGCCTGAATGTGTTCCAACTTTGTGCGTATGGACATCACTTTTATTTTATTATTCCATGCGGAGAGCTTCACTTCATTTCCTTTGGAAAGGGCGCGCTCTATCACTTCAATGGATTGTTGTGAAAGTTTGTATTCTGCCATATTCCCTCCTATTTTGGCAGGGGTGGCCGGATTCGAACCGACGATACGAGGGTCAAAGCCTCGTGCCTTGCCGCTTGGCTACACCCCTGTTTGGAGCTGGTGGACGGACTTGAACCCCCGACCGGTTGAATACAAATCAACTGCTCTACCAACTGAGCTACACCAGCATGGAGCACCAGAGAGGTGTCGAACCTCCAACCTCCGCACTACGAAAGCGGTGCGCTACCGATTGCGCTACTGGTGCTGGCCCGAGTGGTGGGACTCGAACCCACGGCCCCATGCTCCCAAAGCATGTGCGCTACCAACTGCGCTACACCCGGATAAGGCGGGAATCCCGTCTAGTTTATTGGCTTCGGCATCGTCACCGTTACGGTGTATTCGGTGTCGGTTTCTTCGATGGTGTAGTCCGCTTGCTTCTGAGTATATATAGTGATCGAACTCCCCCCGAAGTTGCCCTGTACGGTCACACGCACAGGGCGATCCTCGGAAGTCATGCACCCGGTCAGGAAAACCAGTGCGGTGGTGACGCACGCCAAAACCAGCTTGCGCATTAGTTAATTGCCTTTTTCAGGGCAGTGGACACCTGCAGCCGAAGCGCCTTGTGGGCCGCAACGGTGACCTTCTCCCCGGTAGCCGGGTTGTGGCCCTCACGCTCCGGCACCATCTTGGAGCGGAAGGTGCCCAGATTGTTGACAGCCACATCCTCGCCCTTCTTGGCGCACTCGGTGATGATTTCCACCATCGTGTCCACAGCGGCCTTGGCAGTGGCCTTCCTCAGATTGGTGCGGTCTGCGATCTCAGCAATTAGTTCAGAATACAGCATTCTTGCTCCTCCTTTTTTCTTTCCCGCCCCCGTCTCCTGCAACTGCGGAGCGGCAAATTTGAGCGGGTGAGGATTTGCACCTCACATATGGGCCTCACCAAAGCTCTACGCCCACGACTTCGCCGCTGTTGCTTTGTTCTTCACAGACGGTTACTCTTCTTCACTGTCGGCGTCTACTATTGCTGGTAATCGCACCAGTTTTACCACAATTAGTGTCTATTCCGCCACCGCTCAATGGTACAGCGCCCGGTGCCACTGCCGAGTATCTAAATCGTTTCTCTGGGCGGTCACTCACCCCTGGCATACTCCGGCACGCTGTTGGTGCCACCGCCCGCCTCATGCGGCGAGGAGCGGCATATGGCGGACAGTAGGTTGTCCAGCCGCCCATTGGCATTTAATTTAATCGCGCAGTGCCTCTTTTGCTTTCCATCTGCGTTTGGAGCCGAGAGGCGGCATTGAGCCGCCACACGTCCACGGCGTTGTCCATGGCCGCCGCTTCCGCTTCTGCTACTGCACTCGGCATATAAAGCACCACCACAAGATGATGCTTTGTCCGGCATACACCAGACATCTCTGGAGCCACCGGGAGGGCTCGAACCTCCAACCTACCGATTACAAGACGGTTGCTCTACCAGTTGAGCTAAGATGGCATATTCCCCCACCGCTGCTCTCTCCGCGTAGGGACGCAGCTGTCAACACAGCGGCAGGGGTTGTGCGCCGCCCCGCTTAGATTGTCACACCCCGGTCTTGGTGGCGACATCATGATTAGCCACTCGCAGGGTAGTTTTCAGCGGGATAGCACGGTTTTGACTCTCAAAGGTTGCCATTCCACCCGGAGTCAGCCAGTTATGGCTACTGGAAGGCCGCTGGTGATTTCACTGGCAAGATACGCGACCCCGATTCGCCAGTATAGTGTCTCTCCACAGTCATAGGAACCTGCAAGATTTGAACTTGCGACCTCTACCCCTCTCGGTTAAGCGACGGATTCCGCCCCGCCCCAGGTTCCGCATGCCCCCGTCTATTCCGGGGTGTCAGCTCCGTGTACTTTGGAGCAAGTTTCTATAATTGGTTACCGCGAAAAGTGCGGGTCACCAAGCCCAGGGCCGGAATCGAACCGACATCTACTACACCAGATCACGGTGTCGCTCTCACCATTGAGCTACCGGGGCACGGGTGCCGCCCCTCACCTGGAGGGGGAATACAAGCGAGGAGCGGCAAACAGGATGGGGGAGAAAGGAGTGGCCCGCCCCAGCCTCGAACTGGGCAGCGGCCTTTACCGACGGGCCATACAGACGCAAAAAACGCACCCTTCCCACAACCTCTTAACGCCGGTTAACGATCGACGATAACGGTTGCGCGAACAGTGCGCAGGGCGGTTAGCTTCGGGTGTAGCCACCAAAACCTCTTATTTAAATTGATTCTACCACATACCAGACAGAAAATCAAGATTTTTCGGTTCTAATGCTGGCCCGCTACTACGAGTACATCGTGAGGGGCTAAACAAAGGGCGGGGGCAATAGCCTCCGCCCTCTATTTTTGAACTTTTTCATCGTTTTGCTATTTGCACATATTTACACCGAAAGTTACGCACTAGCTACATACTAGATACAAAAAATCCTGTAACCATTGCAATTACTAGGTTTATTTTTCTGAGGAATTACAAACACATTAAA